GTGTTAACGTCTTCAGTATTAAAGACGGTCATTCCTTTAACATCAGATGGCACAGGATTCACACTCCTCTTCGTCAGCAGTACTTAGTTCTTCAAGTAAATTTTCAAGATTAGAACTCTCTCCAATTACTTCATCACTCTTTTGATCATTAGTATTTTGATAATAAGATGTCTTCCAACCATACTTATATGTTGTTAAAAAGTCTTCTGCCATCACACTAGTGGGAACTTCATTATCAGGAAAATGTTCTGGATTATAAGACCAGTTTCCACTAATTGCTTGATCAAAGAACTTCTGCATCACTGCTACAATATTAATGTAACCAGTGTTGCTAGGCATATCCCACAACAAAGTATAACTATTCTTTAAAGACCCATAAGACGGAACAATCTGCTTAAGTGGTCCTTGTTTTGATTTTTTAATGGACAAGTAGTCTCTAGGTGGTTCGATTCCGTTTGTGGCATTGCACACAACGGAACTGCTCTCCGATGGCATTTGTGCAGACAATGTTGAGTGCCGTAAACCGAACTCATTGATAGATGCTCTAAGAGATTCCCAGTCATGTGCTAAAGGTTGAGAACAAATCTCATCTACGTCTTTCTTATATGTATCTATAGGAAGGATTCCATCAGCATACTTAGTGCGTCCAAAGTTTTCACAGTGACCTTTCTCTTGTGCAACTTTATTTGATGCCTTTAGAAGGTAATATTGGAATGACTCAGCAAGTCCATGTACTGCGTCCCATGCTTCCTGTGACTCATATTTGTATCCAAGTTTTGCCAAATAATGTGCAAGACCAATAAATCCTACCCCAAGTGATCTACGTGCCTTTGTAGCAACTTCTGCTGCCTTTACAGGATACTTCTGATAATCAATTAACTCTTCCAATCCTCTAACAGAAAGTTCACATAAATCTTCCAATTCCTCATCAGATCTAATCTTACCAACGTTAACAGCACTTAAAATACAAAGAGCAATCTCTCCTAAGTCATCATCAATATGTTGAATAGGATAAGTTGGTAAAGTAATCTCTTGACATAGATTACTCATTTCAATTTTATCTTTAAATGATGAGTGACTATTACAATGATCTAAATTCATAATATAGATCCTACCTGTCTCTGCTCTCTCTTTTAATAAGTCGAGGATAAGTTCTTGTGCTCCAACTGTGGTTCTGGGGGTGGACTCATCATCCTCATACTGGCAGTATAACCTATCAAAATCATCGGTCCCAAAACTCTCATACAACCCAGGACAATCATGAGGGGAAAATAACGAGATTTCTTTATTTTGGATAAAACGTTCATAGAATAACTTACTTAACTGGATGCTGTAGTCGAGTTTTCTGACTCTGTTGTCTTCGGTTCCTTTGTTGTTTTTGAGGACGAGGATGTCTTGGATTTCTTGATGCCAGATAGGAAAGTGGACAGTAGCTGATCCTCCTCTGATACCGTTTTGCGTACAGCACCTAACAGTTGACTCAAATTTTTTGAGGAAGGGGACCACACCTGTGTGTTGAACTTCTCCACCCCTGATTTTACTGTTGATGCCCCTGATTCTGCCCGCGTTAATACCGATACCAGCACGTTGTGCGACATATTTGCCAATAGCCATATCAGAGCTAAAGATACTATCGAGGGTGTCATCAATATCAACCAGAACACAAGATGCAAATTGACGAATTGGTGTTCTGACCCCTGCCATGATGGGGGTTGGGATGTTGATTCTGTGTCTGGAGATTGCGTCGTAGTACTTTCTGACATAATTAAGCCTTGTTTCTTTAGGATAGTTTCTAAACATCGTCAAAGCAATCATGATATACATGAATTGAGGAGTCTCGTAGACTTCTCCAGTGCTCCGATCTTGTACCAGATATTTATCAACAACTTGTCTCAAACCAGCATATGTAAACTTAAAGTCACGTTCGTGGTTAAGAAATGTATCTGCCTTCGCAATTTCTTCCTTAGTATACTGGTCAAAAATATCTTTATCATACAAATCTTGATAAGCAAGTTTAGTAATATGATCTTCTAAAGATGGCAACTCCCTAGTTCTACCATATAAACTCTTTCTTAGTTGGAATAAAAGAAGTCTTGCTGCTACAAATTGATAATTAGGGTTCTCTAAGTCTATCAAATCACTAGCACTCTTAATTAATATCTCTTGTATCTCTCCCGTGGTTATACCATCATAGAATTGTATTCCAGAATTGATTTCTACCAGACTAGCAGATACACCTGCAATACCACTACAAGCTTCTTCCACCATCTTATGCATCTTATCCAAATCAAGGGGTTCAGTCCCTCTACCATTACGCTTTTTAACTTTGATGCTGTCGCTCATGTTCGTTTCCAAGTGTTAAATTTTAGAGTTGCCTCTAGACCACGGTATGTATTTGATTCTACCAGATTTTGCACATCATGTCCAGCCAAGACCATATCATTTATGTCCTTCTGCTGAATATTACTAGGCCATATTACAACAGTCTGCTTGGCTTCAATAGCAGACTGTATCCTACTGGTGATCTCTTTGCTTCGTGGTTCGTTATCATAGACCCACACAGGATCGCTAACCCCCCACTTACTAACATCACCATCTGCACCGCACATAGCAATCGAATTGCGTAGGAACGTACTGTCAAACGGTCCTTCGACAACAAAGACTGGAGTTCCTCCTCGGATTTTATCCAGTCCGTAGATCTTTGGTGCATCATCATCAAACATTACCGTGATATATTTAACAGAGTTCGGGCCGAGGGCTCTACCCTGTACCCCAACTATATCATCATTATAGCATAATGGTATAACTATGCGTTCTTCATCATAAGAAATGTTATCAAACGTTGGTTTTATTCCATTGACGAACCGTCTAAAGGTTTTGGCATAGTAAAAATCTCCTTGTACTTTTCTTCTATTGAGATATTCGGATGCTTTCTTCTCTTCATGTGCTCTTGGTAAGTCGAGCCTGACACGTCTTTTAAATCTGGGTTTGGATTCTTTTGCGACTTGGAGGACGTTTGGTTCGTTTGTTGTTGATCCTTTTCCTGTCTTTCCATCTTTAAACTTATCTAAAGAATATTGAGACTGTAACGTCGAGTCAACCTTCTTCAAGAAGGAATTAAAAGTCATGGAAGCACCACAGTTGTGACACCTATAATTTACACTTGTCTTTATTGCGTACAGATAACCTCTAGCCTTGCTTTTATTTTTCTTCGAGTCCCCACACAGAGGACACCTGCAATTATAGAGGTTTGGTTTAATTCTTTTGAATCTCTCTAGTCTCGATGAGAGAAGACTTATATATTTAGCATCTATGTGATCCAACTATGTCATTCGAGTTGAATCTAGTATAACAGACTGAGTGGTGGGTGTCAACAGTGGACGGATAACTTTCTGTCCCATAGGTGATACAACAAAACTTATGATGGCAATAGCACCTGCAATAGACCACATCTTCATTTCTATCTTACGAAGTCTCTCATCTACCTTGCGAATATCTCTCTCACATCCTGCCTTAATTTCCTTAGTCGAACGGTTGACTTCTCTATGAACAGATTCCACTTTCTCAAACAAGACAGCATCTATTCTATCCTGCTTAGTTAGTTTCTCATCATGGACAGCAAGCATCTGTCCCATCTTAACGGAGTTATCTTGTAGTGTTTCTATTACTCTTTCAAGTCTTTCTACTACGGCCTCGTTAACTCTCATCCTTCTTCTTCCAGTTTTTTCTGATACCTTTTGTCCAAATATACCTTTTCCTTAAAGGTTTATTAGTCATGGGTTTATCATAACCTGCCACTGGTCCTTTAGCATCAGCACTACTGCTAAAACCACCTTGAGTTCCTGCAGCATTACCTACAGTCATTTCCTCTCGGAAATAATTTAAAATCTTATCAAGTTTTTTTGGATTCATTGTATGTCTGGTTTAATTGCTTAAGACATTCAATATCAACCTGTATATCATTGATGAATGATTTAGGGTGTTCAGGTAATTTACCAAGAAACATAACAAAAGTCTTCATTGGTTCCCACAATTCCTTTTCTATCTTGTAAAAAAGTAAAGGAGTTGTTGCATCTTGAAAAACATTATAAAGGACTATGAAATGATTTATAAGAAGATGGGACTTAAGATCACCACTCTTCTTATATCTCTTCAATAGTCTTTTAATATACTTGAATTTTTTCATATCATTCAAGAAATCCTCATACGTCACCGCTTGAGGATTGTCATAATGTTTGATGGCAAAAATCAAATAGTTGTCATCATTTAGTTCATTAAAAATCATTTCAATTCATACAATATTAAGAAGGTGTAGGATACTGGATGCTGTGATCTCCTGTAGTAATACCAGACATGGCAACAAGAACTTCTTTCTTCACTCTAAGTTCTCCATTATCTTGTAAGTAAGTGGTAACACCAACCCAACCCTCAGCATCTACTCCATAAGAAGCAGATAGTCCACCATTGATGGCAGTTGTAGAAATACCATATACTAATGAATCAGACTCAAAGTCAGAACCAGGGTTTCTATACCTGTCTCCCTGTAAATCAAAGAGAGTATACTTAGGTAACTGTGACACATAGAACGAAGTACCAGCAGCAGCAGTAACTGCAGATAAATCAGCAATACTTTCACTGACTAATGCATCAGTATGAGCGATAGCACATTCTTGAGTACCAGCAATACTAACGATAACCACATTACCGTAATATGTACCAGCATCAGAACGAACACCAACGCTAATTATGTCACCAACTGATGCTGACCCTGTTTCTCCAAAACTTGTACCAGCACCGAAAACTATCTTGGTGTCATAACTGAATCCAGTTATAAGCCCAACATTGTCGATGTTATTGTTATTTCCCCAAAGAGCCATGTTCTTTTCCGTAGAATTTCTGTGCTATAAGATATTTATTAAAGATAGGCTTTCGATATATTAGTAGCAAATCCTATGACTGTAGTACCAGCTGCCAATACTGCTGCTGCTCCTATCACCCATTTTTCTACTACTTTTAATCTTTCACGAAGCTCTTCTTGCTTCTCCTCTAACCTTTCTATTTTCAATTGCATCACAGTGATACGAGTCTCCTGTGTTGCATCTAATCCTAAATCTGCCATTCACTTATTGCAAGTGAATTATTTAGTCGTCTGGATCTAAGAAGTTTACAGTCTCGTGATCTTTCTTCTTCAACCTTTTCTTTGCCTCTGCTCCAGCATCTCTACCATAATCATGCTTAGGAGCATCTTTCTTCTTCATTACTTTCTTAATAGCTTCACCTGCTTTATCTTTCCATCCCTCAAATGCTAGTTTAGGTCCACCTGCTTTCTTCTCAGCAGCTGATTTTTCGTTTGGATTCATGTTACCTTTCGCAAGATTACGTAATTTTGCTTTCTTTTGTGCTGTTCTATGTGCTGACTTATCAATATCAAAACTTTCTTTCTCAACCTTTTTCTCAGGCAATCCTTTATGCTTTGTCTTAGCAAACTTCTTAGCATCTTTCATGCTAATGTCACCTGCTACATCAGAAACTTCTTTGGATGGATTCTTCATCTCACCCTTCTGGGCAGCACGAACCATTCCAAAGAAGCGTTGTTGTTTTTTAGATACTGCTGGCATTATCCTTTGGGATAGCGACCCTGTGATGGATCCTTCTTACGTTCTGCTGCATTTTCTGCATCAACTTTTGATTGATGAGCACGTACCTTTGCTTTATCAGCAGCACTTTGTGGTTTTCTGGGGTTGTCCTTACTTACATACCCACTTTTTCCAACTTCTTTTCTAATTTTGTTCTTTACAAATTCAAAAGCAGCATCAGATTCTACCACAGCATTAGCAGGTATCTGTGGTTTCTTTTTAGAACCAATCTGCTTCTTCAAGTCATCATAATCCATCTGGGTTCTGATTTTACGTGCAGTATCTTGATCCTTTGGACTGCTACTTACACTTTTAGTGAAAGCGTATTCTCTACGCTTGTCACGAAAGTCTTCAAATGTCAGCATTTAACCGTACCCGTTATCACGCATGAACTTTTTGAATGCAGGAGAGTTGATTCCCTTATCAGGAGAATCCATTCTCTTTTGTCTTGCACTTCTCTTGTCTTCCTTCTCAGCCTTCTCAGGTTCTCTCATAGCCTGATAGTTTTCATCAAATACATCCCAATTCAATTCAGTAATCTCTTCTTCAGTCATAGGACTAACCTTAAACTGAACATCATTCATCTCACCAAGTTCATCAAGAGCCTCAGCAACTCTATCCCAAAGAATCTCTTCCTTTATCTTAAGATTCTTATCTTCTTCAATAGACTCAACCTTTCCACCAAGTGCTTGCTCCAGTTTAATTTCTGGATCAATAACCACTTTATTCTTTACATTACTTTCTTTTACTTTTTTTGCTGCTGTTGCTTCTGGTTCGTCTACAACCTCAGATAAATCATCTCTCCAATTAGAAAATGATTCTTTCACCTTTCTATTCTTAATATCTTTAGGATTCTTTGATCTTCCTTTAGAATCATAACCATATTCAGCATCCTCTTTCACCTTCTTACCCATTGCCTTTTTAATGGCCTTATCTTTAGAACCAAAATACTCTTCCTTACCACTTTCTACTTTACCATCACCATCATAATCTTTATCTGCTTTCTTCTCATTCATAGTAGCATATAACTCTGCATACTCTTCATTCTTGAGATGATCAGCAGCAGCATATCCCTTAGCACCTGCTTTATAGTTTTGATATGCTTTAGTATTTGCCTTTTTGTCTGCTCTGGTAACTATCATCTTCTTAGGAGCACCAGCAGCATTATCCTTATTCTCACGACTTGCTAATTCTTGTCCAGCAGACTTAGGCTTTCCATACACTGCCTCTGCATAGAGGGAATTTAAGTCCTTCATTGCTTTCTTCTCAGAATAAATGTCCATTTTATCAAGAACTAGTTTTTTCTATACTTATTTAGGAAATTTTTAAATGACTTGACTGTAGCACCAGGTGTTTTCTCTTCTGCGTTCTTCAAATACCCCTTTGTACCTACCAAAGTATTGGGATGAGTCTTATCTCTCATCTTACGATCCATTTTTACTTCACTATATGCTTCAGAGACATCACCTATCCAAGATTTGAACATCATTTTGTCTTCTGTGACGCTAATAAGGTAATTTGTACCCCTACGAACGATACGACCTTTCAGTCCAGTGTTCAAATTCTCAACCAAATCACCTATGTTAAAGATCTTTTTAAGGAAGAAATTCTCACGTAGTCCTTCCCAATCAAGTTTAGGTGCAATCCTCCATAAACCTTCGTCTATCTTAGTTGCTGCTTTAACTTTCTTCTCTGCTGCACGTTTTACTGAATTGAAGATGTTTTTTGCTAATTTTTCATCAACCTTGGATGGCATTCCACTCAACCAAGACTTAAAATCATCCTCTGCTGCTGCCTTTCTTAGTTTAGACGCAGACATTCCCTCGATGCCCTCAGCATCGGGGTCTCTGTCCCCTGCTGAAACAACGTTAATGTCCTCAAAATCATAGAGTTCTCCGTTGTATTTGAGTGCGAGTTTCTCAAATTCAGCTTGTCTGTCAGAACCAACCACGATGTTGATACTGGAGTATCCATCTTCATTTGCTTTCTTTAATACATTAAATATGGTCTTCATCTCACCGTCATTCACAATTCTTTCACCATGTGAAGGATATAACTGCCTCATAAAGGCAATTTTTTCGTCTGGTGATAGTGGATTTTTATTATCGTCTTGTGTTCTTGATGGATAAATGCCATAATCCCCACCTTTTGATGCTGATTTTGCAGCATTCATTAGTTTTTCATGTCCAACCGTGGGTGGATTGAACCTTCCAAAGGCAACAGTAGCAGTTCCTTTGTCTTCTTTTTCTCCTTCACCACCATCATCTGATGCTGGCATTCCAGTTGCACCACCTTGTGCTTGTGGTTGCTTAGTCTGTTGAGCAGGTTGAGCCTGTGCTGCTTTTTGTTTAGCAGGTGCGTCTTCTTTACCTCCTCCTCTCTTTTGAGCAAGTACTAATTCACCCTTTTCAGTATGTCCACGGTAATTTCCTTCCCTATCATACCAATTTCCATGCCCATCCGACACAAATCCCAAGCGTCGAGCTTGCTCAACTGCACGGGATGTTCTAGGTGCTTCGGATAAAAACTGTTGAAAAGACTTCATATTACTTACTTTCCATAATCTTATTTATTTCTTTTTATAATCACACATTATATGAGTGGGATATGTTCCTCCCTGCTTATTTCTAATGTTCCACATAAATTTATACAATGAACTTTCCATATGTATATCAATACGTTTACCTGTACCTGAAGATCCACCATAATTAACAGTAATACCACCTGTGATGTTAGAGGCTTTCTTCATAAATGCTTTATCAACTTGATACATTTGAACTTTTCCTACCCCACCATGAACCATCCAATAATTATATCCTATAGCATACTGTAACATTGTTTTTATCATATTAATATCTGCCTCTGAGGTAGTATCAACCTTTGAACCTTTATAACCTTTACCATACTTTTCAAAAACTGATGCAAATTCAACTGGATCGATACCAAACATTTTAAAAATACCTTTACCAATTGAATTAGTATAACCACTATAACCAGTTTGTTTAGTGAAATAATTTTTATAGTCATTTGGTAAAAATATTCTACCAACACCAGAATTGATAAAGGTTAAAGTATTTCCATGTTTAAGAGAGAGGTATACTTTTTGTTTATTTCTAAACTCTGTAGTAATATCAGTGATTGTGCTGCCAATATCTAAAGTATCTCTTCCACCAGCAGTGACATATAATTTACTAGTATTTCCTGCTATTGGTCGTGGTTGATTCCTTCCACCTACAGCTTCAACACCAATAAGTCCTCCAGGAATTGCTATTTTCTCAAGCAATTCCTTTGCCTCTTTCTCATATGGAGTTGGTTTACATTGACAATTCAAATAACAATCAAGACTTTCATAGAAATCTTTTTCAAATTTAATACCCAGGTTTACCCTTTTACCAGTTTGTCCTCCAAATTCTTCTGTTTTTTCCAAGTCATTTAATTTAACTGTCTCTATTGTACCATCATCTACATACTTTCCAGTAAATTTTAACGAACCTTTACCATTCAAAGCATTTTCCAAACGAGCATATGCTTCTTGATAATCAGACATCTGATCTGTCTCAAAAGCAACTATCTCCTCATTCCCTTCAGTAAAAACTAACGCTTCTGCATCAAACTGTCCTCCCTTTACTCCATTACCTGGTCTAACCAAAAATCTATTCATATAACCAGGAAAATGAAAGAACTTCTTTAAAAGAATTTCTGCTCTATCTCCTTTCTTAATCTGAGTTTTATCTAACTTTGCCATCAAACTTTCTAAGTATTTAGATACTAACCTCCGCCAAAATCATATTGATTTTCGCTTATAAACTCAAGGTAAGCATACCAATCGTGTTGTTCACACCCATTATTTAAAGCATCATACATTAGATCAACAGTATTATGATGAGGAAATATAGGATGCTTACAGGTGTATTCGGGTACAACAAACATTAGAAATGATCCTCCAGTCCTTCCTGTGGTACAGGTTTCCAATCCTTACCATAATACTTCTCTAGTATATTATGGTGTGGAGCACGATCAAGTTGTTCTTGTGTAAACTTATGAGACTTAGGTGGCTCTGGTGGGAACAACTCTGTCTGTATACCATGTGCTTCCCAAAACCATTCCTCTGGATCTTCACCCTTCATATGAGTGAACCCATAAAAAGAACCATCATCCCTTACATACAAGAAATGATGGTCATGTGGATTGAGTAACCACATCTGACGAATCTTATCAGTAGTCTTATATCCTATCTCTTCCTTGGTTAACTTCTTCATTAACAATCACACAAATCAGGGTATCCATTTTCACACCAATGTTGTGATGTACCAGCAGATTCTGTTACGGTACAATTCCATAGTTGATCTTCAGTAGGTGGTGTCCAATCAAAATTAGATGGAAGTGATATTCCTCCACCAATATTTGTTCCACATCCTACTAGTAATGGTACTAGAAATAATAATTTTTTCATTTTTTAGTAGTGTTGCTTCGTGTTCTGTTGTGAATTGCTATGAACTTATCACCAGCAAAGGTTCCACCAAGACACACATCAATCTCATCTCCATCTAACCAGTTCATATCACCATTCATTTTGGTGTGTAACATGGCTTCCTGAATCTTATCGATTACTTCTTGGGTTAACTTCATTCTTCCTCCTCCATAGGTGTTGACCATTCACCTTGTATCTTACCATCTTTATAATGATACCTATCAGGAGATGATGCACCCATATCCTCTAAACACCACTCCTCACTATCATCATAAACTTCTTTCTTATAAATTGCATATCTTCTCCAATGTGCAATAAAATAAAACTCATCCTTTATCCACTCTTTATCCTCACAAAAAGCTAATAACCATTTCTCAATATCAATAGTATCAATACCATTCATTCCTGGTGTGAACTCTTCATCTTCACAATCAACATACTTATAGTCATCATTCTTTTCTTTATAGAACTCTTGGAATACTTCCCAGTCATACTGATAAGCATCAAATTCTTTGGGAGATGTCCACAACTCTACAGTTGCCATTTGATACTTATCAAAAGAAAATGTGGTGTCATTGTATTCACCAACTTCTTCACCCTCTACAATAAGGGGTTTAAAATCATCGCTCATAGGTCACCCTCCTTTCTGTTTTCTGAATAGTGGACATCAAACTCTCCACCAGGATATCGTGCCTTTAACTTCTCTACATTCATCTCAATGATTTCATTGAAGTCAGTATCAAGTGCCATACATGCCTGAGCAACATACCACATTATATCTCCAAGTTCTCTTTTCATATGAAAGATGTTCTCATCATTCACAGGCTTACCTTGGAATACCATCTTCTTTACTACTTCAGTAAACTCACCACCTTCAGCACAAATGCCAAGAGCAGCAGTTAGTAAACGATGAACAGGGATTCCATCAGGATCTTTCTGTATCTCAAAGCACCTAGAGTTGAATGAAATATAATCATTCGATTCTTTAGATGTTACTGCGTCTACAAACTCAGTATACTTTTGGGTATCAACTTGTTTTGTCATAGTTAAAATTCAATCATTAGAATTTAAGTTTACTAAATTTTTCCCTAAGAGGTTTCTTATCAGAGAAAGCTTTCTCTGCTAGATCATCATACTCTTCTTCACTCCCATTGTCAAGAAGATCTTTTTGAGCACTTTGCTCACAGTCATATAGTCTCATCTTAGCACGGTCAATACCAACCACAAACCTCTTATTAATGGTTGGATCATTGTATCTATTCTTTAATTGTTTAACTAATATCTGTCCCAGAGCTTCCAACTCTTCTGTAGAAATAAGGGCAAACATAAGGTCAGCAGTAGCAGGGAGTCCAAAAGATTCAGAGGTGTCAGTAAGGTCCACATCGCTACTAGCAAAGCCGCTACGAGTAGTTTGAGTGGCAGATACAATCGGAACGTTCGCCTCAACTGCGAGACCCCTAAGTTCTTCTGCGATTGCTTTGATGTACGAGTAGGAATTGACATTTGCATTACCACGATACCTACTAGAGGCACAAATATTGAGATAATCTATGAATATTATATCAGGTCTGAATGATTTCTTCAACGCAAGTTCATTTAATAGCGATTTAAAATGTCCTGAATGAGCAGATGCAGTAGGGTACTCTTTTATAATTAACGTTCCTTGCGTTTTCTTAGCAAGAGAAGTGACCTTACTCTCAAACATTGGTTTAGGTAGGTCTGTAATCTCTTGAATATTAACATTTAAAAGATTTGCGTCAATGCGTTCAGCAATTTTCTCCTCTGCCATTTCCATAGTAACATAGAGTACGTTACGTCCGTTAGTGAGACAGGAGCTAGCCATATGGCACATGAAGAGAGACTTTCCAACACCTGTACCAGCGAGAGCGATATTAAGAGTCTTATTAGGAATACCACCTTTCGTAATTTTGTTAAAGTACTCCAAGTCGAACGGTATCGTATCCTCCTTTCTGTGGTACGATTCATACCTTTCTTCATAATCTTTGAGGTAGTCATGGCCAATGTTGTTATCAAATGATACTGCTAATGCATCTGAAAGAATACTTGGTATAGCACCCTTCTCCTTCTTAGCATCTTGTCCGTCAGCAATTTTTATGGACTCCATAAGTGCAAGATAGATTGCTCTATCCCTACACCACTTCTCACTAGTATTAAGTAACCACTCTTCATCTGATGGAGAATCATCGAGTACTCCAATCAACTCTGTAATCTGTTTGTATAATTCTTCTGTTACATCATTACGCTTTTCTACTTCAATATAAAGTGCTTCCTTAGATGGAAGTTCATCATAATCAGTAATAAAGGTAGCAATCTCTTCAAAGGTAATCTTCTGAGAAGGTTGCTCAAAATAATCACCTTGAATAAAAGGCACTACCTTTCTGGCATAATCTTCATTGTAAAGGAGACTTCTTAGTATTAGAAGTTCAACGTTATCCATAGTGAAGGTAAGTACTCATAATATACTTGGGGTTGCCTATAGGGGCTTGCCCTGAATGTGGGTATTCCCAAGTGGGTGGAAATAGTATAGCATACCCTGTGGTAGCTCTGAATGATAATCCCTGTTGAGGAAATACAGTTTGTCCACCAACAGGAACAGAATTCAAATAGAACAACATAGAAAGACAACGTTTAGCACTAGCATAATCGCTGACATCTACATGCTCATCAAAACGATCTTTACCACCAACATTATACTTCTTAATCCTAAACTCTTCAAAGAATCTAGCAGGTGGAAGGTATTCTGTTGCTGGTATGTCTTGCTTGTAGCGTTTTAAAGCATCTAAAGCATACCCAGATAGTGTTGATACTATCTTAGCATGATGTTGATTTAAATTCAACTGTGTGAAAGTAGGTCTAGCCTCATTGTCCACACGTTCATGATGCTGTACATCTTCGTCAAATAGTTTTATCAGTGCATCACAGAGTTCATCTGGTAATGCACCATGATAATCACGCACCATAACTATATTCCTTCTTAGCACATTCGTCTAAAGCTTGCATCACTTCAGGCGTAAAATACTTTTCAGGATTTTCGTAAATATTCTTCGGATAAACTTTTGCCTCTCCAATCTGGAAGCGGTTTCCAGCTTTTGTAAAGACTCCATGTTTTTCTCCCAATCCGAGTAAACCATAATAGGGGTCGAGTCCTGATTTGTAGGAGAGTCTGAGTTCGACACGTTTGTTTTCTTTACTTAACCTTGATTTATGAGTCTCCGCTTTGATAATATTTCCGACGACTTCCGTTCCATCCTTCTCCTTTTTCTTTCCGAGATAAATGATCGTACTCGCTGCGTACTTGAGACCGCTACCTCCCCCCATTTCTTTAGTTGGTATGTAAGCTCCGACAACATCATAAGTGTGATTAGTGACTAACATTGGTATTTTAAGCTTACCTAGCTTTAATGTCAAGATCCTAAAGATTGATTTAACAACTTGTGCTCGTGTCATATCACGAGTTTCTTTACCAGCACTGGCATCTTCAATTTCTTTAGTGGTACTCAACATACCTAAGGAGTCAAGAACAAACATCATTGGAGGACGTTTTTCTTCATTCCCTAACTTATCTAGTATTTTTATACTTTGTTCACGAAACTCCTGAACCGTTGTTACAGGAACAATGATCATACGAGAAGAATCTATACCCCTCTCTTCAACCATTTGTTTTGTTATCGCTGACTCAGATTCAAAATAGATAACACCAGATTCAGGATTATTGTCCAAGAAAGACTTGACAATGCTAAGAACAAAGAAAGTTTTACCCGTGCTTGACTCCCCCGCAATCGCTGTAATCTTGTTCGCAGCGATACCGCCACGTATCGAACCCGATACCAATGCATTAAAGAGGTAACAGCCAGTATCGATAAAAGAATCACAGTCCCCTGCTGAAACACCGTCACTAACGATTGAAGCGTACTCATTGTCAATCTCCTTTACAATAGATTTCAAAAAATTCATGTTAAATACCTAATAGTTTCTTTTGACGTTCAAAATAGCCATGGAGAATCCAGGAACTGCTGTTCATTTTGTCATCCCCACCGATACCCCAAGCAAACTCTACGTTTGGATGATCATCATACTGATCAATTTCTGGCGTATTACTTTTTCCACGGTCACCTCCATTGGCAAAGACTACCGTTTGTGCTATCTCCAAGCATTTTGCGATTGCTCCACACGCAGAATCATCTTCATCATTCCAGGAGATAACTGCATCTACCATATCAAGATGTCTGATGATCTCGGCTCTTTCCTTCCATGACTGGAAGTACTGCCCTTTCTTACGTGTCAACCACTCTTCAGTGTTGATGCCAACCACAAGATAATTAGAGAGATCTTTTGCTCTCTTAAAGTATGATATATGTCCACTGTGGATTGGATCAAACCCACCAGTAACCAAACTCACTTTTTCAAAAAACATTAATCCTCATGTTTGTGAGATAGTTTACCAGACATTTCATATGCCTCCTTGTTACCACCATGACCATGTGCGATACCTAGTTCATGCATTTTAGCATGTTCGTCAATAGCGTCTCTAAGTCCTTTTTTACCTGGTCCTAATGTAAGATAAAGTCCATAAGCAACTAAACCTAGAACAACTAAACCAAAGAATAAAATAAATCCCTGATCAGGAGTAAGACTTAGGTGGGGTATGATAGCATCAGGTTGCTTCTCCCATGTACCAGGTAAATTATATACTGATGGTGTTGATAAAAAAATCATAATGCTACCTCTTGTTGTTTAAGTTTTCTGTCATTTTTTACCTCCTTTAATAAATGATAAAGTCTAGTATCTCCACCCAATGCTAGTGCATTGACTATTGTATCCAGATCTTGGTCGTTGATAGGTAATTCCATCTAAGTAAAAAAGGATTCAAGATTTACAGTTTTCTCACTACTCCACCCAATAGAGTCGAGAATGATTTTTAAAGGTTCCAAGAATGACTTATTGAATTGTAAGTCATAGTCGATATATTTGTCCAGCCCTAATTCCTTAGGGAAGTCCTGAATAAATGATATGACGTTTTCATGGATTGGATTAGGCTTAGAGAGATAGCAGAACTTAATCTTCTCACCATTTTGAATAAGAGAATACTTATGATCCAACTTATTCTGTTTGACATAATAATTATAAAGAAGTGAACCTCGGCAATGTATCGGAGTACCCTTCTCATATATCATGTTGACACTTTTATACTTCTCCACATCAGAAACTGAACGTGGAAAAGCAATGTCTTCTGGTGGCATAGAACTGAATTTATTACGACAGTCATTAATAAACTCAATGACATCATCTTCAGTCCCTGTCATGATCTTGTTAAATGCATCCTTCAACATTTGACGACAAGGTGCTGGAGTTGAAGACTTAACAGCCTCAATCCCCATCACTTTCAGTTTAGGATTTTCATAACGAACTCCTTCACTATCCCAAACGTTAAGGATGTATCTTTTTTTAGCAGTCCAGATGCCTCTATCAGCGATGTTCTCTCGCTTCATAAACATCTTCTGATCATATGCGTTTACATAAGACGCAAGTTCAGCATACGACTTTTCAATGAACGGTTCAAATTGCTCCTGACACGCTTTATCCAAAAAGTTAACAATTTTTGTCTTATCAACATCCTTGTCTTGACCAAAGATAGTCTGAACAAGATGTCCCAGATTGAGATATATGGAATCAGTATCAGAAGCGATGACATAATCTTTGTTATCAGTCTTAAGCAATTTATTTAGATACGCATTCATCTTACCTTCTATCCATCGGATAGAGAACTGCCCTGATAAAGTAATTGCTTCTGCGTTTTCTAGTTTATAATACCTGAAGTAATTATTACCGATAGCACCATAAGCAGAATTGAGTTGTATCTTCTTCGCCATCTGAATGTTATTACATCTAGCAATCTCCTTCTCCAACTTCTTGCTAGGGGCATTCTCATATTGCTGCCTAGCAGTAAGCATTCTCTTCTTAAAGATGACCCTTTCATTGTAGATCTTCTCCATAAGTTCAGGAAGGAACCCACGCACATCCTTCCTATATTGTGCTCCATTCGCACAAACTGCATAATCTCCATCAATAGTACACTCCTTTTTTAAGAGCCTCTCAACGCTTGAACTGGGATGTCGAGTCTCCCTGAGGGTCTCTGGGGAAATGTTATATTGCATAATAAGGTGAGGATACAGACTATTGAGGTCAAAACTAACCACCCAATCATAGCTTCCTGTTTTCGGTTCCTTGACATAAGCACCTGCATATTTGTCAGTTTTTTCAACACTCTTCTTAGGAGGAATAACAATATCCCTCTTCTTCAAATAGTTATAAATTATTGAATCCCAAGTCCTAACCTGATAGAACACATCGGTGAAATTCACCTTAGCATCATATGCCATAGTCAAGGCAAGTTCAATCAACTTCATCTTATCCTCAAGTCTGTCAACTAGTTCCACGTCAATGACGTTGTACTCAACAAACTTTTGCCAATTCCCACTATAGAAATCTTTAAAGGTATCAAACTCAGAGTGATCTAATTTCTTTTGCCCTAGTTCTACTTCTGCAATGTGGTCAAGACGATAGGATTCTCTATTAGTATAAGTAAATTTCTTATACAAGTCAAGATAATCTAATTGTGTCACGCCGCCAATATCAATTGATATGTGCTGCCTACCTTTAATATAAACCTCACCCTCAGTCACAAGTCCCCAAGGTGACAAACGTTTCATTAACTTAAGACCTAAGACACGCTTAAGTCTTCCTGCAATATATGGTATATCAAATAACTGTACGTTCCATCCAGTAACAACCTCTGGTGTATATTTCATCCACCAATCAATAAACTTATTAAGTAAATCAAACTCATCAGTACATTGAATGTACTTATGATTCTTCTGCTTAACCTGAAATGGTTTAACTCCCCAAGTTATAATTCCTTTTGTTGCATAATCCTGAAGACTAATAGTAAGAACTTCCTCTACACAAGAATGCACATCAGGAAATCCCTGCTCAGTCGTAGTCTCAATATCAAGGGTGACTAATTGAATCTTGGATATGTCAAACTTAATCTCATCTTGAGGATACTTCTCTGAAATATACTGATAGATATACCTTTCATTACCGTAAATATTAAATCCTTCTACGTCCTGATACTTCTTATAAAACTCACGGCAATCACGAACATAACCTGGTTGGATAGGTTCAACATACTTACCCTCTAATGTTTGATACTTAGTTTTCTTCTTAGAATCAACAAAAAGAGTGGGTCGCCATTCTTCCCTATCAGTAAACCTTTTCCCATTATCGTATCCACGAACAAGGAACTGGTTACCAACAAGTTGGACATTAGTATAAAAACGCATTAATCAAATACTGATTCGTATTTTGCTAGGAGACTAGTCTTGGGATCAACCAAGGTTAATATTTTATCAGATGATATCATCACTTCGTTCTGATTTGTAATATTAAGTAACCAAGGCTCTACAGTACCATCAGGTGTAATCACATAAGGTTCAACCAATTTACAATCAGGTTCTCCTGGAACTGCAGCACCTACTTCTTCAACCGTTGCTATCAGTGTTAGTCCCGTTGTCAGAACTAAGATTTGTGCGTCTTTCTTTGATGACATTTACTTTTTCCTCATAGTTTGTTTTTACTTCATCAACTGGGTCTACTAATGTAACAACCCAAGTGGGGTCTACTGCTATTTCAGTATCCTTTGATAGGGGCATCCAAGGATAATATGAAAGAGCAAGCTTTGATGAATCTTCCCCGTCCTTAATCTTCACACTATAAGGATAGCAAGCAAGATATGCTGCAACTTTGTCTCCATCTTCAAGAACAATCTCACGCCAATCGGCAATGACATCTTCTCCTGACTTTAGTAGTGCTAGTTTAATTGTCATAGAAATATTCTACCATAAAAAAGGAGGGGATGCAACCCCTCCTATGTATTAAAGATCAAACTCTTTTCGAGCATGTTTCTCTGGAACAATTTTTGCTAAGTCCACGGTGAGGAGTCCGTCGGTAAAGCTGACGGATCTAACCTCCGTATCGTCTGCGAGCGTCCATTGTCGTTCAAAGGAACGTTGGGCCAATCCCCTGTGGATAAATTCTCCATCTGTTTCCTTAGTTTCTTTTTTGCCTTCCACAAATAATTTTCCATACTCCGTATAGACTTGGATGTCATCTTTCTTGAACCCTGCGAGGGCAACTTCCAATTTCGATTCGACATTATTTACTTGGATTAAATTAAATGGTGGGTAGTTTGAAGTGTGTGATACGTTAAAAAATTTGTCTAGGTAATCATCATTGATTCCTATACTGTTCGTCATGATCTTATCCATCAATTCTGGAAGATCAGCAGAACGATATCTTGCTAAATTCATGATAGCTCCTCCTATGAGCGAGTGTGTTTTTGTCCCCGAAGGCGACACTACTAATTATAACACTTTATCTGTATTTTAGTGTTCGGTTTACCTGTATCTTAATGTTCAGAATTAAAACTCACTACTATTCTCTCATCCATCTCGTTAATATAATCATGCTTACCATGCCTTAACCAACTAGGAAATAAAATCAATTCACAATTATGAACTGGGATCCAGCTATATTCATAAGTAAAAGGAGTACTCTCACGACGACCAGTAGAGTATACATATGGGTTGGGATTATGAAAATATAATCTACTCTCTTCTCCAACATTTATATACAATGCACCAGAAACTAAAGATTGTGGATGAGAATGCTCTAACAATGCACTTCCTGAGTTCTGAATATTAGACCATATGTTACTTAATTTAGAAAATTTATACCCACATTCAGTATTATATTCATCCAAGGCAGTTTGTATACGTTTTTTAATACCTTTATCCAAGAAATTAGAAGATTGTCCATCCTCGTAGTGACTAGAAAGACCATCTCCACCAATAGAATCATGGGGATGATGGGAAATATTTTTAATAGATTTAATTAATTGTAAACGTTCATTAGAAGTTATACAATTAGGAATAGATGCTATAGGAGTAGGAAATAAAGGTCTAAAATTCATAAATTTAGTCATGTGGGAAACCCTCTAATATGGTTCTGGTTTCCGTATAATCTTTAACATTATAAGCAACTCCCATCATATTTTCTGCTATTTTCATTGCTAAGGTGTGGTCATTACCACCTTTTTCTATCCTATCACCAAAGAAATGCAACTCATCATCTTTACTAAAGTCTCTCAGGATTTGACTTTTATCACTACCCAGAGGCCCTATGTCAAGACCTGTTTGTCCTCCAAGTGCTACTGATAAATCAGGAAAATTTTTCCTAAGTCTCTCTGCTATATCATGTCTTTCTAATCTTTCCGTGTCCCACTTAACATACTCTTCTCTTTCTACAAAGCAAGTAGACTTTCTACCCAGAATACTAAAGTTAACACCACCAAACCTCCTTTCAATATGCAATCCATTACGAACAGGAAAGCAACTGTTTGCCAATTCTTCCATTAAAAAATTTTCTACATCTTTTGGCAACTCCCATTCATCTCTATAAACATTTTTATCTTTCTCATATACATCACTACCAGAGCAATTATATACCCGTTTAGCTGTGTAGCATATATCAAGACCTAACTGTTCTACAGTCTTGGCATGATCACTACCAGTGACAAGATAAACATCATTGTTACGACAGAATATAAGAAAGGGAGCCCAGAATTCGTGCTCAATCTTTTTGCGACTGGGAGTGAGAGTCCCATCCACATCAAAAATAAATTTTTTCAATTACTTGGTTTCAGTGGTTTTCTTTTTACCTATATTATACTTAGTTTCCAATGTCCACTCATCTTTCTCTTTAAAAGAAAGAACTTTGATTTGATTTAATGGTGCAATATCACCAATAGATTCTGCATTAACAACCTCTATGAGACCCCAATCAGAAAGCAACTGAGTAATACGGTTGCGACGCTGAACGTCGTTAGAAGTAAGGTTAGCGTGTTTCCCATCTAATGCAAATAGTTCTTTAAAATGAACTATGTAATATCTTCCCTGCTTATGTAGGATGTGACAAGATTGATATAGCTTCTTTTCTTTACGGGATGCCACACCTATTCTAGTAAGTGTCTCTCTTACTTTAAGAAAATCATCAGGTTCACTTAGTTGAACCTCTACCATCATTTCCTGATTCCAATTAACCTCAGGCTCTTTCACAGTGCTCATCTCATTCCTCCAGTGTCAAGTCGCTTTTTAATGTAATCCAGTTGTTGTTGAGTCAGAAGTCTTAAAGCCTGTAATGCCTTTTCGTTGCTATAACCATAATATTTTTTAATAATATTAAGGTTATCAACTTTATCCTTTCTTAGCCAGGGTGAGAATCTCTTCCGTTTCCTCAGACTATTTAGAAAAAACTGATATTGCATGTCCTTATCAAGGTTAGGATGCAGGTTCATTTCATTGGCATAGAGGATAGTATCAAGATGTCCACTAAGACATCTGTTAACAATATAAGAAGGATATTCCTTGATACAATCTGGATCTTCGGAAGTTAAATCATCCTTATTGAAGTTGATAGAGTTCAACCAATCTTTGAGTTCAGTCATCTTCATAAACAAATTCATCTTTTGGCCACCAAAGGCCTTCACCAGTCATTTCGTATCCAGCATCAATCATTTCTTGATGGGACATTTCCTTTTCTGGTTCCGTTGCTACTATCTCAAGATACTCTTGAGGAATATGTTGAGTATCTTGATACTCATGATAAGGATCAATGTCCTTACCCAATGCAACATGATCTCTTAAAAGATTAGCATACTTTGGATCAGAACGTGCAAACTTTTGTTCATTCAATGTTGTGTAATGTAGTACTACAGGATTAAATGTTTCTTGATGCTTGTGCTCCAAATAACCTTGAGTCACATCCTGCAGACCAAACAATCCATTTGATAACTCAAGACGACTGAATATAATCCACACTGCATACTCATCAACTATCCTTCTATTGGGAAGAGGCATCAAGACTTGATTCTTCTTAAACTTCTCCATCAATTCTGATAGGTCATCTAATGACTCCACTATCTTATGATGAACATTGTTCAACAGAACCACACCAAGGCAATACTTATAAATCTCTACCTTACCACCTAATTCATAAATGCAAACATCAACCAAATCCAACTGCTCTCTTATTCTCTTTCCACCACTAACCTTGGGATCATTCTTAAATCCAAACTCCTCTCTTCCATAAACATCATGAATACAATACGTATCAAAAAGATACTTAGGATCATGGTTAAAGATAGTATCTGAATCAACGTATAGTATATTAGCTTCTTGTTCAAAATACTTTAAGTTATACCATCTATGAATCGACCACGCATTAAGCATATCATGATCATAACCTTCTTGGAATGGTTCAACTCTTACTGAGTACTCAAGAGAGAAATAAAGGGGAATAATAGAAGTGTCGTCACAAAAAAGATAAACAGGTATTTCATTGTTAAACTCCCTAATAGATTTAATACTGTGTTCAAGTCTGTGTAGTTCATGAGTGTTGATGTGATCAATCTTACTCTTCTTAAATGAATAGAAGATAATATCTTCATGGTTATTTCTACCACGAAACTTGTTTAGTTTTTCACGTTGGTTCATCGAATAATCTCCAAATTAGCATCTGGTCTCCATACTTCTAATTCAGTTCTGACTCTAGCCTCACGAGTTAATTTATCATACCTCTTGGATGCTTTCTTCTTCCACCAATCAATTGCTTGTTGAGCAGTGTGTCTAAAGTCACCAAGATAATATCTCTTCTTCTCTGTAAGAGACATAGCATGTTTAATACATGCATTAAACTCTTCTAACTTCTCATTATCTTTAAGAGAATTTTTAATAATAGATATCATCTTACTCTGTATCTTAATCTTCTTAGAAGACTTATCTGCAGAAATAAGACGTTCATTATTATTTCTAACATTAAACCATTTAAAGAATTCACGGAATTCATCATCATGGAATAATGGAAGAAACTTACTCTCAGTGTCCCCTATATGCCTCAGGAAGGGTTTCAATCCATCATACATGGACATTCCCTTGGTCGTGCCATATAAGGACGTGGTTTCAAAATACTTTAGATCAGTTCCATACTTATGATCAAACTGACTTTTTAATTCGCAAGATGATGCCAAAAGAGCAAGCAACTTACCACCAAGATAATTGAATCCAAAAGGCTGAGTAGGAACAATGTTAAAACCCATAACAAAATAAGGATTAATTTCTTTAAGAGGAACTACCCTATCAAAGTAATTATTACGAGGTTTGCTATTAATCGTAGGGGAACCAAACCTAACAACCCCAACTATCTTTTTAGTATTAACTTCTTCTACTATCCACTTATGTGTACGTCCTGGTATTGCTTCCTCTACAGGATTAGATGCTGTTAAATTAAGTGTCTCAGAATACAACCACTGGTTATACCTAGATGCAGTTTTAGGATCTGTATCAACTACATGAATCTTAAACTCCATCTTATTAGGATGCATATCAAATACATCAAAGAACTCAGCATCAGCACCAAAAAGTGATCCAGAACGGTTATCCATCCTGTCCTTCTTTACATGCCTGAGATAGTCATCAATACGATTGAAGTTGGAATAGTAATTGATAAACCTATCAGCAGCATAAACTGCATCTGATTCACTGAGTAACATTAATAATATCTATTATATTCTCTACCAACCTCTACTTCAACGGTATCAAAGATTCTATTTAAAGAACGAGCAAATCCTCTGTATCCAGATCCAACATATAGTTGACCTAATACTACAGATGCTGTTGCAATACCCCAGAATAGATAATAAAATCTACTCTTTACTTGAGCACGTACTTTTGTAACCTTATCATTCTTACCCCATTGAGGTAATGGTGGCAATTGTGGTGATGTCATTTTAAGTTGCCCTCCAAGCGACATAGTAAATAAAACCTAATCCTAATAGTATTGCAAAAGGAATAGGAAAGAATGGTAATACTAGCATAGCATGAATAACTTGCACAAGTACGATACCGTAGAAAATGTACATAATAGTCATACCAATTTTATTGTGCCTACTACCACGTTTGTATGGATGGCAACCAATAGGGCCACTATCCCATCCATCTTGCATGTATTCTTTTGTAGGAATTTCTCTACTCATTTGAATTCACACTCGCACATGATTTCAGTGAGTGCAGCCAAGAGGTTAATTTCTTGGTCAGCAACGAAAGCAATCTGATACTGGTACTTGGCAATGATAAGAACAGCAGCAGGGATACTAGGAGAAACCACTGCATCAGTGAGAGACTCATAGACACGGCGTAAGATAACACTAGGATCGTTGTCAAGGTTACTAACAACCCATTTACGAACGTCAGTGAAGTTCTTCTCTTTAAGTTTCTTGATAAGTTCAGATGTCTTGACATCACTAAACTCCGCTAATATAGAGGAATCAATTGTACCGCTACTACTATAGCGTTGGCACTCATTTAAAACTCTTCTCCAGTCTGGGAAGTGTTTGTTGATGAGTTCTGCGAGGACTTTCTTATCAGCTTCAATCCGTTCACCGTCCAAGATATTGTTAAGTCGTTGGAAGAAAGCAGCAGCGATTGCGGGTTTCTGTTTTCCTGTGATAGAAAACTCAACGACGGCACATCTGGAGTGTAAGGGTTCAATGATTTTGTTCTTATAGTTGCAGGTAAATATGAACCTGCAGTTGTTGTAGAACGCTTCAATATTGGCCCTAAGTAAGAGTTGTACGTCATGAGTAGTGTTGTCTGCCTCATCTATAATTATAACCTTATGCGTTCCAGTGGCAGCAAGTGAGACAGTAGAAGCAAAGTTCTTTGCTTGATTTCTTACTGTGTCTAAAAACCTACCCTCATCAGATCCATTAATGACAATGTAATCTGATCCTAACTGTTCACATAAGGCACGTGCAATAGTTGTCTTACCACAACCAGCAGGCCCAGCAAGGAGAAGATTAGGTATCTCTCCTTTCTTTACAAACTCCTGAAAGGTATTCTTAATATTATCAGGAAGAATACAATCCTGAACCGTCTTAGGTCGATACTTTTCTACCCATAAAAAATCACTCTTCATAAGTAGAATCTGGTTCTAGGGCAATGTAGTAAGTTAAGTCATGCTCACGACATGTAAACTTTGATAAAAGTTTTTGTGAAACTACTACATCATAAGAACCAGGAATTAATTTGATATTCTCAACCTTGAAGTTGAAAACAAAGTTACCTTCAGTTTCTCCTACAACAACAGCATAGTCATTAGAAGTATCATTCTTCTTGTCACGAACAACAAGTTTAACAACACCATTCTCACCAATAACTGCCAAATCAGGAAGTTGATAGATACCTGCTGCTTTAAGCAATTTGTCTAATTGCTCAGTCTTTAATTCAAAAGAAACATCATCACTAGGAAGTTCAATTGATTTATCTGGAGGAGTAACAATTACATTTGGATCAGCAAAGAAATACTTAGATCTAGATCTACCCTCTTTAATGACAACAAAGTTATCATTCTCAAAATCCAATTCAGGATTATTATGTAAGGACAATCCATTCAGAAACTGATTCAAATCATAGATGCCAAAATCTTTTGGCAACTCTTCATTGATAGTAGCCTCAGCAAGGATGTTCTTCATTACAGAGATTGTACGAAGAGATTTACCTTGCTTAAACAGAATAGACTGATTAATATTACTGAAGTTCTTCAGTAATGTCAAAGTTGAATCAGAAAGTTTCATAACCACGGGTCGGAGTTTCATTAGTTTGGCCACTGAAGTAATACAACAGTAAGCAATAGTGCATTGCTTTTAATATATCTTGTTTTGCTTGTCCCTTCTTATCATACCGTGCAAGATACTTAATAGCATTAGAACGGCAGAAAGATTCTGCATCACCCACAGACTGAATCAAATCCAATGTCTGTGTATTGTTTTGATCTGAAGTATAATGTCCAGAGTATGTTGAAGAAACATAATTCTTAAGTGCCTCAATAGACTTATCTTCCTCATACTTACGAGGATTATACTTTAGATTAGGTTCTGGTTTCTTAGAGTTCATAAAATCATTGAATGCTGATTCAGTCTTAACTTCAGTTACCTCACTAGAGGTATAATAATCACCATGAATGACTTCTTTATCTAAAGAACCTGCTTTCCTCCTAGTTACAGTCTTACCACCATCGGGTGATTCATAAACATAAGGAGGATAATTCCTTGGATCATTATGATCATTTGGGTCTGGTTTACTAATGGAGGTATATTCATAACCTCCATTCTTTTTGACCCATTCTGCTCCTTCTTCTGCAGTAGAGAAACTGTTCATAGGCGGAAAATTTTCATCAAGGGTTCCATTAAGTACATCATATGCGAGACTCCATGCGTTTATCATAACACCTCTTCCTGTGTAATGTCAACATCATTATCAACCTTGTCATAAAGATCCAAGAATGCTTGCTTAGTTTCATCATCGAAACGGTTTAAGCAAAGTTGAATTGCTTTGACTTTATCACCAAAGATCTTGTAGGCCTGAATGATGTGAACCAATCTACGAGTACTAATGATCTCATCAATACCACCATCATAGAATGTCTTTCTAATGATGTCTGCCCAGTCAGCAAGACGAGCACAGAACTTATCATCAGAACACAACTTCTTAAGGATGTTAGTCTCTGTAGCAGAACTAGGATACTCTTGCTCAAAGGTCAAAGCAAATCTTTCAAGGAATGCTTCATTAAGTACATTAGTACCAATGAACCTACCGTCCTCAGATCCTTTACCTTTTGTGTTTGCAGTTGCAATAACATTGAATCCAGCAGCAGGTTTTACTACCCTACCAATCTTCTTAAGATAAACTCCTTTACCTTCAAGGATAGACTGTAAGCAAAGAATCTTATTGGACGCTAAATCGATTTCATCTAGAAGGAGGATAGCTCCCCTTTCCAATGCTTCGATAACTGGTCCATTATGCCATACAGTGTCACCATTAACAAGGCGAAAGCCACCAACCAAGTCGTCTTCATCTGTCTCAACCGTAATGTTTACACGAACTAACTCTCTATTTAATTGAGCACATGCTTGCTCCACACCAAAGGTCTTACCATTACCAGAGAGTCCAGTAATGAATGATGGATAAAAGATACCAGACTTGATAATTCTTTTAAGTAAAGTAAAGTTACCAAAGGGAACAAACTTATCATCTTTATCTGGTACTAACTGCACTGCAGCAGGAGCATCATATGCTTTCTCAATCTGCTTTACAACTTCTTTCTTTACTTTGAGCTCTAAGTTGTACCGCCCTTTACCAACACGAAACTTACCAATGCGTTTCATTACAGTTGATTCAGAAACTTTATGAGATCTGCAATATCCTTTAACGTCAGCAAAAGTGAACTCTTTACCAAAAAGGTTCTTCAAATCGTTGACGATCTTGTCTTCAGTCATGTTAGGGTCAGCAACGAACATAATGTAATTTGTTTTGATACTCTTATTATAAGGGTAAATGCCACTCAGTGGTGTTAGGAGTGGACACTATCTAAACTGGTTGTCTGGGTGAGTCACGTATTCTAAAACTGCCTTATCAATCATACTATACAAACTCTCCCATGACAATGTATCTCTTAGTTTAGATGCTATCTTACTTATATCATCCCCATCAAGATACTCACCCTTTACTATCTTTTCAGAATAATCCCCATATTGGGTTTGAAGTTTTGCTCTTGCCTCTACCAACTTGTTGAGGTTGATAGTGATCTTCACGTCAGTATCAATCATAACCAATCGGGTTTTCTGGACTCGTCACGTAAATAATTAGATGCAACCCAAGGTTTGCTGCTAATGTAATTTTTGTAAGCAGTAAAAGTGTCAATGCTTGTGTCATGTTTATACTCATCTGGCATAGCACGAGTGAATGATTTAGGTGGTGAGCAGTCAGGGAATATACTATCTGCATGTTCTATAGTACGCTGACAACTGTGAACTTTGTTATAACGATGTGTGTACTCAGCACATAGTGCCAGACCATGCTGTATCAACCAACGAAAATTAGTCTGGGCCCAGATAGTGCAAGGATGATTACGAAATGCACCATGCTCAGTCTTATATGGTGTGCCGTCAAGTTTGGGTAATGTGCCATAACCATGACCCCACTTGGATGATGCAACAATAGATAACATTTGACATGTTTCTAAAGGCATCTTGACGATGTGCTTGTCAGGTAAACACTGTGCTGATACTACAGGGTCAGAGTCAGTAACAAAAATGTTCATATATCACAAATGGGATGTTGAGTGGTTTCTTCCTCTTCCTCAATTATAAGGCCTTCTTTCTTAAGTTTCTCATAATTGTAACAACTCTTAAAACTTATCTTGACCTTTGGTTCCTTTTGCTCTGTCATGCTACTAACTCCACAAATTCTGAAAGAATTTTACGATTGAACTTCGACTTATTTAACGATTTTTTAAAGGCACTTCTAATCTGTGCTTTAGTTGCATTCGCATCAGGATCAAACTCAACTTCCTTATTCATTTCATTGGTAGAAAGAGCAAAGAACTTAGTATAGTTACCGATAGGAAGAGAAACTGCTTTTTCTTTTTTCCACTTAGCACTAATCTTCTCATCATAAATTCCATTCATACGGAATAATCTTTGAATTGTTGAATTACCTGCTAGACGAATTCCAATAAAATTAACCTCAGGGAAACTATCTTGAAGATGTTGCATTAATGCAGCAGTACCTTCAGTCCACTCTGAAAGACGATAAGTAGTTCCCAATTTACGATCTCTAAGATAGGTGCAGGTGCTTCTTACTGGTCTGCAAAAGAGTTTCCTATCAAAAGTATAAGGGTTCTCAGTCTCAGCACTATAAGAAAGTGGTTCTGATTCACCATCAGTCAAGATAATAGCTTGAACTTTTTGTAAGTCATACTTCTTCTTGAACTGAGGAATGATGTTGTGTAGAACTACCAAAGAAGTATCCAATGGAGTACCACTCAAATGGAATCTTTGAGGAGCATCAATCCAATGTGAAATGTCACGAGCCATTGCACATGTCAAACGCCAGAAATTTTTGATTTGACGATCAAACTCTTTGATACTACCCTCACTAGATAAGAATTCTAAGAGACGGTAAGAGTCAGGAATGAAAACTTCATTTCTCTTATGTTCTTTAATAAGAGAGTCATTACTAGGGTTATAATATCTTCCATCATCCTCATTGTTAACAAAGTAACAGTTAGTAAATCCATATACCCTGAATGGGATGTTTACTTTCTTACAGAACCATACAAGATTAAGTAACTGCTTAACAGTTGCACCTAAGCATTCATGCATTGAACCACTCCAATCCAATAAGAAAAGTAATCCATGATTCTTACCATCAGGTAGAACTGTTACCTTCTTAAAAATATCATCATTGTATTTGTAAGTGTGAAGCTTTGTGGTATCCAGCACTCCAGTTCTAGCAGTAGCAGCACGTGCATAAGCATCTGCAGACTTTCTACATTCAAATTCTTTAACAAGATAATTAACTTCTTTTTCTGCCTCCTTTTTAATTTTTAATAATTCTTCGTCTATTGGTTGTGTATATGTTTTTTTATTAAGTGGTTGTGAATAAATTCTATCCCAGTACTCTTCACAAAAATCACTTATCTCTTCATTTCTAACGATAACCTCATCAGGTATCATATGTGGTTTTTCAATATAAGTATTGTTTCTAACTGGTTTCTGAGCAATCTTCTGTAAGTTACCACCAAGACTCTTAGCAGTTTCTACATCTAGAGAAGGGGCATTATCCTCATCTAAAGGAGAGCCATTATCATCCATCCCAGTATCAGAAGAATCGCTATCACTCCCACCTTCCACATCATCACTGCTATCAGAGCTAGAAACGGGAGACTCATCAGAACCACTGCTGTCGTCAGTACTATCCCCACTATCCTCAATGCCACCCATAGGAAGTTGAGCACCTTCTGTTCCTTCTTGATCCTGATCAGTGGGTTGGTTTGCTTTGCAGAAATTATATAACGCTTCTGCAGCTGCGAGGGTGTCCTCAAACGTTTTAGCGTTTTCAACGACATTTACAATCTCCTGTTCTTGTGGGGTAAATTTAACTCCTAGAAATGCACCAATCTTAGCATGAAGATTTATCTTGTCTGCTAGATTGAAACTATTCACATCTTGATCTCCAACTTCAAAAAAATCTTTAGCATGAAGTTCACTATAACCACGATAGAATGTTTTGGCAATACCTAAGTACTTATCTTTCATCAACTTCTCTACTCTAACATCTTCACATACATTCACAAACTGTTGAGGTGCTTTACACTTCTGTGTCCAGTCCTCATTAGGTGTGAAGAGAGCATGAGAAACCTCATGTCCAACCAACATATCAAACACGTAATTACTAGCGTCCCAGATAGGAAGGGTAAGAACTCTATTCTCCACATCAAACTGAGCCGTCTCAACTTCACGATGCTCTACTACAATGTCCTCTGTTGCTAAGAGTTTAGCAAGAGTACCTTTGACTTCTAGATTAACTGACATGTGTTGTTTGCTCGTATGCACCTATTATAAACGCCCCCAGAGCGTTTGGGAGCGTGTAGTAGACAGTTTATCAACTGTCTGCGTTTGGCACGTGCTTGACGCAATGCCTGTGGTTTGAGATGGCGTTTCTTTTCCTTCTTAGAATGATGCTGCCAATTAGGTACTTTCATCATCCTCACCCCATGCTTCTAAGTCACCACTAGTCATGCCACCACAAACAGTGTACTTGTCCTCTCCATCAGGTTCATTTAGATCTGCTGGATTGGATCCAACCTGAACGCATTTTTCTTTTGTCATAGTTCTTGTGCAACGGTACTAGGCATTATACGGGAAAATCCCTTGACTTTCTCAAATCTTATCACATTGTCAAATTTGTCAAACATACCCTCCTTATGGGATATTACAAAGATGTTAGCACCTTTGATGACATAACGGATAATCTTAAGGAAATCTTCATTACCAGATCCATCAAGTGAACTGTCAAACACCTCATCCATAATAAGGAGATTGGTGTTAGTGGAATTTTTATATGCAGCGATCTCACGCCAAGTAAAGAGTAACGCAAGATCTATCCGCATCTTTTCTCCCTCAGAAAAACTTGCATATGAGAAGTCTTCATGAATAGGTGATTCAATACTTTCATTAAACTCCTCATCAAGAGTAAAGTTAATATAGAAGTCCATCATCTGAAGGTATCTGTTAACTTGTTGATTAATCAGTGGAAGATACTTCTTAATGATCGTCTTCTTTACTCCACTATCCTTGAGTAAACCAAATGCAAAGTCATGTTCTGAGATCAGTTCTTTTTGCTCTGCAACCTTTTCGTATGTTGTTGAAAGGCTGTGTTGGTATTCAGCTAATTTCTCATGCTCAGTATTTCTATTTTCAAGTTGTTCGGTAATTCTTTGAATCTCCGATTCCAAATCCCTTGACTGACGTTGTAGTCCAGAAACGAGCGTATTGTTTTGAGAAATGCCATGTGTTAGAGAAGTAACCTCCTGTGTGATATTGGTGAAACGAACCTCTCTTAACTCCTCTGCTTGTATCTTGGACTCTAATTCTTCGAGACCTGTTTGGAGTTTGTTTATAGAGTTATTGAGATCCGTAATTTTATTTACCCTGAAAGATTCTTCTATGGATTGTGTACATGTAGGGCATGATACATTTTCATTGAAAAAGTTACATTCACTACCAACTCTTTCTTTCTTTGTCTGTATCTTAGCACGTAGATTACTTAATTTTTTTAATGATCCACCAACATCACTTAATCCCAAAAGTCTACTATCAAGAGTTTCAAGTTCCTTGGAAAGTTTGTCATTCTTATCAATGTATCCTTTAGCTTCCTTTGCTATTTCATTAATCTGATTTTGTTTTTTCTTTATATCTTCATGACTAGTTGCTTCAATAGTCTTGATAAAATTCTCTTGCATTTCTACTTTATCAATTAAACTATCTTTCTTCAACTCTAATGTTCTAACCTCATCCCTCTTAGATCTGAGTTTTGCTTTTACAACTTCACTCATAGCAGAGAATATTTTGATATCCAATAGATCTTCAATCACTTCTCTACGATTAACAGCAGTTAATTGCATGAAGGGAACAAATGTACTAGATCCTAATATAACAATCTGAGTAAATGATTTAAAGTTTAACTTAAGAATACTTTGCTCAAAATACTTTTGTTGCTCAACTGCATTAGCAAACTGGTCTTGTACCTTTCCATCAATCCATATCTCAAACTTATTTGGTTTCAATCCACGTACAACTTTATAATCTCTATTCTTTACATGAAACTCAACCTCAACTAAACCTTCTCTTTCATTCGTAGTATTAATAAGTTGTGACTTAGTAATCTTTCTAAAAGGTTTATTGAATAAAGCAAAACACAAAGCATCTAGAATGGTGGACTTACCAGCACCATTTGTACCTACAATAATATTTGTGTCATATGCAGTTAAATGAACTTCAGTAAACTGATTACCAGTACTTAAAAAGTTTTTCCATCTAACCTTCTGAAAGGAGATCATAATCTGGTTCTTCAGGGGGAATTACAATGTCATCTTTGGTGATAATGGAATAGCGGTATCCATTATGTTCACAGATTTGAACAGCAGAACGGTCTTCCACTTCTATGATAGTCATCTCTGGATAACCCCTCTCTTCTAACATCATAGCAAACCGTTCAGCATCATCTTCCTCTACAAAGAGGTATAATACTTTTTGGCCAAATCTATCGTTAGCAGCATAGGCTCCACTATCTTCTTTTCCAGAGACAGCAAGTAAGTGCATTATGTCACCTCACATGCCTCTTTGTAAACATTCTCTAGTATCTTCTTAACCTTAGACTTGTCAATAGAAGTTTCAACCTCATCAACATACTGACTCAATAGACTCAATGTATCTTCGCTTTCTTGTCCTTGATATTCATGAGTTACAAATCCAGTACCATAATCAAATGATTCAATAGTCTTTAACTCTGCAACTCCTGCTTGATATAACTTATCAATAAATTTATCTAACTTAGTTCCTTTACCTTTATCCTGTACGATTACTTTAACAATCTTATCTTTATAAGATGTAGCATTAAAAGTTTGATAGTTAGTATCATTATAATATATCTTCTCAAAAATATTAAAAGGATTATTGACTGGAGTATGCTCTAAAGTTTCAGTATCAAAAATATGAAATCCTCTTACATCTCCACAATCATTCCAATAGATCTCATATGGATTACCTAAGTAATGAATATTCTCTTGAGAATTTCTATGATGATAATGTCCAGAGTATACCTTTTCAAAATCTTTATATATTCCTTTATCCTGTCCATGCTCCATTACATGATAAGCATTAGCTAAGAAACCATTAAGTTCTAAATGTCCCATAACAACAGGGCATTTAGACTTCTTAAGATGATTATATGTACTATCTTGATTATCTGTATTAACCCAAGGAACAAATGCTATATTCAAACCACCAAATTTTAACTCCTCATATTCAGTGATAACACGGATATTATCGTACTCTCGTAATAATAATTCGCAAGCATTGATCGTATTAGTATTTTTGTAGTAGGCGGTGTGATTACCAACAATAGTCGTAAGATTAATTTTCCTATCTCGTAGACGGTCAAAATAGTTTGCTTTGGCCCACTGGAGAGCACTAAAATTAATCCCTGTACGATTATCGAAAGTATCCCCCATATCAATAACGGTATCGATGCTATTGTCTTCAAGATATGGAAAAAAGACTTCATCGTAAAACTTCCGAAAGAAGTCATGAAATAACTTTGAGTTTTTACGAGCACCAAAATGCTGATCGGTTATGATCGCAACCTTCATTGATTACCGCTACGTAATTTAGCATGGATATTATCCTTGATGCTATTATAATCCGAATAGTTCCCTCCGTCAAGTGTGTTGTCATCAACCATCACTTGTTCAAATCCAGAACGTTCTAAAATTTTATTCTTAACTTCTAATTGTCTTTTCTCTCTCTGAATACGTCTAAGAAAAGCGTAATGTATGATCTGGGTAAAATAAGCGAAAGGATTACTAGATTTAGCAGGATCAAAATTATTGATATACTGCACACAGTTTTCAATTCCATCACATACCATGTCATCCTTAAACATGTAATTTACAAAATTTGGTTTGTAAGATAAGTGTGTTGCAATCTTTAAGAAACACTCTCCCAAATAATTTGTAATTCTAGGCTTAGGTTTTTCCAATTCTACTGCATCTGCCACTGATTGTTTGTACGCAACAATTGCAGCTAAAAACTCTTTATTGTTTACGTAATGCTCCGATCTGGCCCTGCGTCTAGGCATAGTTGTAAATGACATAAGTATCTCTCACCTGTACATAATTATATCAGGGGCTTGACAAGATGTCAAATGTTCAATAGAATAACTCTGTTAAGGGTTCAGGGACAAGCTTTAGCTTTCTTTTTGTATATCTTTCTTATAGAGTTGTTCTAACATTCTTTTAGCGTCTTTAACACTAGATATGTATCCCATACGTCTATCTATGCGAGATAAATTGCCTTCATGAGAAGACTCTTCAACGTACCTTTGATGAATCATAATCATTTCTGCATCTTTACATTCTACCATAGTCATTATATTTTTTAAATCTATTACCATCATATCTTCATCATTAGTCTTTAACCAAGGTTCTACTTTATATCCAGCAACTACATTAGCACCAGGCATTTTGACATTCTGAACTAACACTGGATGATGTAATAATAAAAGAGTTCTATTATCTTCATCACAAGCCGCTATACGAGCGAAGATTTCTTCTCCCGATATTAATTTTAGTGATGCATAAAAATCTTCTTCCATTATCTTTTGAGTTTGATTGAGATTATTTCATAGTTGAATTGTTCTTCGTTATAAGTTTTGATACGTTCAATTAAATGATTTAAAGTATAATTCTTGCGGGACTGATGTGTACAGTCATCCGCAATATCATACAACATTGCTTTTACTTTATCTTTCCCTTTTCTAAGAACCCTTCCAATGGACTGGAGATTTCTAACTCTGGACTTGGAGGGACTGGCGAAGATGACGTTGTGCAACCGCTTAATGTTAATCCCAGTACTGAAAGTACCATAACTGGCAACAATAATCGCATTTGATTGATCCTCTGTGATTTCACGAACTTTTTCTCTTTCGTCAGCAGCTACTCCACCATGTATAAAGAATACTTTACGATTTGCTGACTTATTATTATTTATTAAATCGTATAATACTTGTCCATGTGACTCTACTCTACTATAAAGTAAGAGTGTATTTCCCTTTTGATCTAGTGCTAAGTTCTTTAAGAAATTATTTCTTTGTTCATGTTGAATAAGGTATTGTATCTCATCTTCATATGTTTCAAACTTAATAGGCGGATGCCTTAAAACGAGACATGTAATGTCGAGTTTTGCTAATTGACCTTTCTCCATCAACTCTTTAGTCCTTGTCACCTTATATGCTGGACCAAACAATCCTTCCAATACCCACTTATGAGTTTGTGTACCATCAAGAGTACCAGTAAAACCAAACCGATACTTTGCAGTATGCAACTTAGTCATGATTTGAACTAGTGATTTAGATTTAAATTGATGTGCTTCATCACCTACTACAACATTAAACTCTTCAAAATACTTTCGTGGTAACTTATAGATAGATTGCCACGTTGTAATGGTGACTGGACATGTTGTCTCCTTCTCTCGGCCTGCGTATATTTTGTGACAGTATGTCGCAGCATCCCAACCGTAGTCTTCAAAATCTTTATACATCTGCTCTACGAGAGATGTCGTTGGGACAACTACAAGACTTTTTTGCCCTTTACCTGTATAGTACCTCACTAGAGCGTAGATCATCAAAGATTTACCAGAAGCAGTTGGTGATATCAATAATCTTCTATGATGTCTTAAAGCGTCGTACACTCCCTCTATCTGGTATTCACGTGGAGTATGACGAGATATAGCTGTCATATAATCCTTAACACCTTCCATCGACACCATCTCATCAACTTGGAATGGTGTACCAAAAAATTTGTTATCTAAAAACTTATACTCGTAATTATAATTCTTACAGAAAGAAGTTATCTTATCTAATAGACCAACGTATATCTCCCCTGTGTGGGTTGAGAAAAGACGAATCTTCCCATCCCAGTGCTTATTGCGATACTGTGGCATGAACTTTGCCCCAGGTACTTCAAATGTAAAATGATCTGAGAGTTCTTGGTATATGTGGGGCTCTGCTCTAACCCGAAGAAAGACTTCATTTTTCTTTTCAATTTCAAGATCAACCATAACCAGCAATGAATTTCTGCCACTCGATTGCATTCTTAATTTGATAAGTCCTATTGTTTATCTGTTTAAGGATGCTCTCAATATAATTTAGGAGAGTTTCGTAGTAGTCAATTTTAAGATTTATTTCTTTTAATTTATCATCTGCATCAAGATACTTAGTCATAGTATCCTTATCTCTTATCTTTTTTCCAAAAGGATTCTTCTCATACACCTCTGGGTCTGCTTTACCAGAGTAGTATTCATATCGTTCATGTCTAATATTCTTTCTTTGTTGTTCTGCTTTCTTTCTTAACAGCAAAAAATTATTAAACATATCATGGTACTTAGCATGTAGCGACGGTACTTTTAATGATTCTGTGTGTAGATTGTCTGGATCAATCTGTGAGTCTTTCTCCCACATACTTTGCAAAGTTTCTAAATTCAAATTGGTATTCCTTGGTTGTTAACAATTTCATAGATGGTGTATTTGAATGTTACTTCTGCTGTGAAGTAATCAATATCACCAGGTGTGGCATCAAACTGTAATGATGTTAATTCAGTTGGCCATAGATCACTATATTTTACCATAAATTGGGGATTATTGGTAGAGTCTAATACCATTAATGTTCCATCACTTACTAGGTTATCTGGATTTTTTGGATCAGAATCTGCAAAGTCTGTATTACCACTCCACAATCTATAAATTTCATTTAAACTCTCTGGAAATGCTATTCCACGCATCCAGTTTTGTATCTGCATATAGTTTTCTAAATTCTCATCGACTAAAAACCTTAAGGTAAAGTCTTGGAATTCCATCTTATCACCAGGTCTTGGAATATCCTTAAGATAAGTTGGTTGTTCAGCAGGTTGTATATTAAGTCCTGGTATCTGTGCCGTATTAGCAAAGAAACTTACCTTAGGACATTTGACCAATGTGAATTTAAATCCAATTGGTGAAAGGAAATTTCTATTCTGTATCTGTTTCTCAAAAGGATTACTTGTTGCCATCAGTTCACGCAGGTCTCCATTTGGCTATTTAGACAAAAAAAAGACCCTTCCGAAGAAGAGTCTTTTGAGAAATATAAGCATCTCGCTTACATAAGGTTCTTAACAGAAACACGTCTGTAGTAACGGTTAGCATTAACACGTAGACGGCCAAGTCCCTGAGTAACTCCCTCAGCGAATGGGTTTGAAACCATACCGTAACGAGTCTTAAACCCGATTTTTGGTTGGAATGTGTTCTCTCCAACTGCACGAACCATCTGTAGAGGAACGTATGGGCAGTAGAACAGACCAGCATCATAAGGAGATGAACCCTTATAACCAACAACATAGTACTGGTTACCACCTGTTGCGTTAGCAGCAGTTAGGTTAGCAGAATATGGGTCGATGTATACTCTGTACTTACCATTGATTGTACCAGCAAATGTGTTACCAGTGTCATCAACGTTAAGGTTAGCATTAAGTGCTGGAGTGTAATCAAGTACACCTGCCATTGTTAATGCAGAAGCAACGTCAGCAGAAGTAAGGATGATGTTACCCTTTCCACGACGAGTTCTTTGTGCGATTGCGTTAGCATCTCTCTCTATCTGGAACAGAAGTCCTTTGAACTTCTCAACAGACCATCTTCCGTTTGAGTCGATGTCAAGGTCGAATACACCAGCAGTAGATGTGTTAGAAACAGCACCCTGTTCTGCAACCTTGTAGATTGTTCTAATAACTTCTCTGTTGATTTCCGCAAGGATCTCAGTAGAAAGGATATTAGCAAGTTCTGCTTCAGCGTTAAGGCCATGAATTGCCTTAAGGTCTTGAGCAAGCTCAAGTGAGTACTCAGCTTTAAGTGCTCTGGACTTCGCAGTCACAGTAACTTTCTCAATGCTGAACGCCATTTCAGCGAACTGGTTGTTCGTGCCGTTACCTAAGTTCTCGGCATCACCAGCAACCATACCCTGACCAACGTTATAGTCGGTTGAAGTTGCAGTACCAACTGGGTTTAGTACAGCAGGGTTACTACCATTTTGACTGATAGTACCAATACCAGCAGGTACATCAGAGAATGCACTGTTGATACCAGCAGATCCATCTCCACCGAAGTCGTTGGAAGACTGACCTGAGAAAGCAGTGTTTGCTTCGTTGTAGAATGCTTCAGTTCCACTTTGATTAGTGTAACGTGAACGCATTGCGAAGATAAGTCCAGTAGGACCACTCATTGGTTGTACACCAGCAAGGTCGTAAGCGACCAAGTTTGGCATAGAGCGTCTGATTAGACTTATTAATACTGGGTCGAAACCAGCAACAGGACCAGCAGCAGCAGAGTTACCGCCGAAGCCGCCTTGATGGGCAGCAGCGTTTGCTGAGTTTGTTGGTGATTCCATCAAGGATGTACCTTGACTGAATGCTTGCTCCTCTTTGAGGAATTTTTCTTGGTTTTCTAGTAGAACTGCGGTTACCGCTTTACGATGTGGATCGGTGATACCACCATCGTGATCCAAAAGGGGCTTCCACTTCTCGACTAGATGTTCTGATTGGAACATCTTCTTTAAGTGTGTAGTTTGATTTAATGTTTAATTCAAGGATTCATCTTGCCTAATGCACTCATGTATTTCTCCATTGTGCCAGAAACTTGCTCGGCAAGTGTTCCGTCAGTGGCTTCCATCAGTGTATCTGCGGCGGATGATTGAGGTGCAACCTTTTTATCAGAGAAATAAGATTCTCTCAGGGTGGTTAGCTTCTCAGTGTACGACTCTTCACTTTCAAACTCAACACCTTCAGCAAGTGTAGCGAGCTTCTCTTTCTGTGTAGCAGCAAGACCTTCAGAAACACCTGAAAGTATTACATCTGAAGCAGACTCAGAGAGTCTTTTGTTCAGTTCTACATTCTTTTGGAGTTGCTCATTGAGTTTAGTCTCCATGTCATCTAACTTCTCTACCATAGTAGAGACAACATCATATTTTTCGTCAGGGATTGATACATAATGATCTTCAAAAAGACTCTTCATTCCACCAAGGAATGATTCAGTCATTTCTGTTTTAAGTCCGTGCTCAACTGCGAGTTGGTTTTCCTTCAACCACTCTGCAGCAACGTACTCAAGATATGAGTCAGTACGTTCTGTGAGCTCAGCTTTGTGTTCTGCTACTGCTTCATTAATTGCAGTAGTCTTTTCTTCATCAAGTTTTGACTTGATTTCAGAAACCTTTGAGTTAATGGCAGCTTCAAAGATTGTTTTTGCTTTCTCTCTGAATTCTTCAGAAAGTTCTTCGCCACCTAATAGAGCATTGACATCATCTTCCATGTCATATGTCTCTACAACTTCTTCTTCAACAGGTGTTTCAGCAACAACTTCTTGCTCATCAGTAAGTTCGGCCTCATCGCCTTGCTTAAGATTAGATGCGCTTTGTGCTCCCATTGCTCCTGTTTTACCTTTGCGGTTGGTAACCACATCAGAAACTTGCTTTATAGTTCCACCAGGTGTCTTAACTTTATTAGAGTCGTCGTCTGGTTTAGAATTTTGTGGAGTTGGTCCACCTAAATCCTCCCAACTAACGGCAGTTCCGCCAGTAGTGAGTTTAGGCATAGCCTTATCACCAGGATTAGCATTTGCTGTTACGGCATTAGCTTCTGATACCTTTTCCATTTCTTGTAGTTTGCTACTCGCCATTGAAGTTTCCTCGAATTACCTTGTTGTAATCTAAATTTATTTATTAAAGTTAGAGATTTGATAAGAAATCATTAAACAGATTCAACTTGTTCTCATCAAGTTTTTTCTGATCAACTAAAGTGTTGATGGTCTTGTATGTTTTGTGAGCCATTCTTTCACGAAGAATTCCTCCATCCCATACCCAATCTTTTCCTTCCATGATTCCTTCAACAAAGGCATCTGGGGCAGAAGGATCGGCAACTATGTCAGCAGCAGTTGCTAACATAAAGTCGTCTCCTACGACATTAATACCCTCACGTGTTGCTTTAAGAGATCCAATACCTCTTGAAGAAACACCGAGTTTTACTCCTTCCTCTACTAAGTTAGCAGCAATCTTACCCATTGGAGTGCCAAGAATCTTAGCCTTACCAATGTAGTTAGAACCACTTTCCTTTAGAGAAACTATCTTATGTGAAACTCTATCGAGATTCACGGTTGGTCCTTCTGGATGTCCAAGTTCACCGAGAGCACGTCCTGATTGGATATGATTCTCGTTGTATCGAGAAACTTCTTTGCGAAGAACCTCTGCAGGATACATCCTACCATTACGATTAGTAATGTTTCCTTGTAAGAAAACACCCTCGATATACATAGACTTCTTGCCGTTCTTTTGTTCGACTAGAAATTCTACTGATTCAATTTCTTCCGTAATGAGTTTCATTATGCGTCACCGCTTACTTGAACTTGTTGTGCATATAATGTACCAGTACTGCTATCAGTTCTAGCAGCAACCTTAAAGGATTTTCTCAATGTACCATCATTACCAGCACCTGAATCAGAGTCGGCCCATGTGCCACTCCAACCATTTGATGAATAATCAACAACTACATTTACACTTTGTGCATTGTCACCAGTAGAACTACTGAATGATGGATAGTTAATTGATTGAATTGGATGATGTTCAAACGACCAACCAGAAAGGTTGCTTGATAATGAAACAGTATCTCCAACTTCAAATGGAGCACCAATTACACCCTGTGGGAAAAATATAGTTGTAACCCCACTTGCTGCAGGACTCTTTATCACATTAACCACTCTTTGAGAACTTGGTTGCCCTATGTTAATTAAGGCAGTTCCTCCCGCAGGTACATAATAATTTGCTTCAGTTGATACTGGTGTTGAACCATATCCAACATGAGCACCTTGTGTTAAAGCTACTACTCTCAAAGTATCACTCTTTTGATCAAATTGAATTGATTGAGCACTGGTAGTGCCTGTTGCAAAAGATGTACTATTACCGACTGGTTGATGTGCAGCCATTACTCTTCTTCCTCAGTTGTTTCTGGTTCTGTTGCGTCTGCAACTGGTTGATCATCTACTTCAACTTCACCTTCTACTTCAGGGATCTGATCTCCAAAGAGACTATTTGCAATTTCAGGCTTTAAGTTATCAACTTTATCAGCCGTCTTTGCATATAGAAGATCCTTAATAGCATCACTCACCTTTGAAGGCGAATCATTTGCCACAATAGCATCCATTAAATCGTCCATACTAATGGTCATAACATTTCCTATAGGTTATTTATATCTCTCCGCCCTTAGGTAATTTTGTCATACCTGCATCTTTCGCTCCTTCGAGGTTTGGTTCCATAATTGGAGCACCTAAATCACCACCGCCAGCAGCTGCTTCTTCTCCTACACCTGGAGCCATACCATTAAATCCATCAACTGCCATTGCTGCTTCTGCTGGATCTTGAATTACTCCTTCTGCAATTTCTTTTTCAATGAGTTCATCTTGTTCTAAGATATCCTCATCAGATTGGCGAAGAACAGTACGACGTACCCAATCTTGAGAGTAGTACTTACCAATGTAAGGTTCTGCTTCCATAGCAAGAGAGAATCTTTCTCTTTGCAACTCAGCATCTTTGAGTTCTGAGAAATGATTATCATATACAAAGTCAAACTGAATGTTTTCAGCCATGACATCCCAGTCTTCTGGGGTGCAAATATTCTTAAGAAGACATTGAGTTCTTAGAATATCTAAGAATAGATTACTAAATCTCTTACGCAATCTACCAACAAACTTGGTAAACTTAAGTTCATCTCTTAAGATTTCAGAGGATCTACCTAAGTTAAATCCACCATCTCCTTCAATTCTGGAGATAGGAACATTAAGTGACTTATAAAGTTTCTTCTTAAAGTATTCAATATCTGTAATCTCTCCAAGGTTTTGTCCACCTGGTAATGTAGATATTTCAGTACCTCTTCCACCTTCACGTCTAGGTAACCAGAAGTCCTCCATCATAGACATGAACTTCTTGTCATCACGGATTTCTCCAGTGTTTGCATCGTAAACTAACTTGTTACGATACCTCATCATGACATCACGAAGGTATTGTTCAGCCTTCATCTTAGGAAGGTTACCAACATCAATGTAGAATATTCTTCTTTCTGGAGCACGAGACAAGCGATAGATCACTAGACTATCCTCAATCATTCTAAGTTGATTGAGTGATTTAATTGCCTTATGAAGGTATGAAAGAACAGAACCTTTGTTTCTGTCTACAAGACCTGAAGTACAATATGCAATAGAGTCTTTCGAGAAACGGACACCTTTAGTGTCTGTAAGGTTACTAGATGGGTTTAAAGCACCACCAGTAGTATCTTTAGTACTATAGATGAAGTATTCTTCTATCTCTGGGAATGCTTGATGAATACTATTAACTTCTTTTTGACTTTGAATAGCAGCTATTCTACCTGCTTCACCTGCTTTATCCTTAACAGCATGACGCACAAAACGCATTTTCATTGCGTCAATATAACGCAATTCTTGTATTCCTTCTTGAGGTTTCTTTAAATCAATTACTTTATGATAATATAATCTACCATCTACATACCAGTTACGGTATATTTCATGTGATTTTTTATCAAAATCTAAAAGTTCTTTGACAAATTTAAATTCTTCTCTAATCTTTTTCTTAATACCATCACTGGCATTTAACTTTGAAAGTTCAATCTCTACAGGACTTTGATTTGTATCAGATACGATAGATTCTTGTATAACATCTTCTACTGCACCATCCACTTCTGGATGTAATGCCATCTCTCTATATCTACGAATTAATTGAAATTCGTTTTTAAATACACCTTCTAAGTCAACATAGTTGCCAAAAAACCCCGAAGTCATATAATGATCACTTTGATCCTCGTTGGAATCGGGGACTGGTGATACTACTGACTTCGGAGTTTCTTCATTATTCTCTATTGAGAATCCAAATAATTTAGCCATTTATACTATGGTGGACTATACCGTTCATAGTATTTAGTATAGCACAAATATTACCTTATGTCTGCTGCTTCTGCTGATCCAAATGACTCAAAGTATTGAACTTGGAATTCAACAGTAAAGTCTTCGATGCTGTCACCTGTATCATAAGATAATGCTATCTCAGAAATGTTAGTTGGGAAGATATCAAGGAACTTGTATGCTCTCAATACATTTGCTGATTCTGTAGGGCCTGCTCCACTTATGTCATTAGAAGGAGCTTCGGATGCAATAGTTGCTCCTCTACCCAACTGATAAACAAATGCATCTTGCATATAAGAAGTAGGTGCAGTTGCTCCAGTGTTGTTATCCAACTTGGAGATTCCGTTCATCCATCCTTCAAAAGCAGTTCTAAGACGGAAATCTTCGTCGTTGATAACTGTGATTGTCCAAGGATCGAAAGTTCTGTCTCCAGCAACTTTTAAAATACGACCTCTGAAAGGAACGTCTATTGGTGCGACGTTGGATGCAGGAAGGTTAGCAGCCTTACACATGAAGCGTAGGTTGCTCTTGTCATCATTGTTGTAAGATGCAGCGACATAATCTGGGAAGTTAGGAATTGCTACTTCAAACAGATTAGGACGTGCTCCACCACCTCTCAGTTTACTTTTAAACTGAGAGATATTTCTTACTGATGGGGGGTTTGGTGCGGTTGCCATTTACATTTGCTCCTTAATTATACTCTACCAGCAACTTCTTCAAAACTAACACCTGTGCGAGTAGCAACAAAGGTTAGTGAAACGAAGTTGATAGATTTGCTAGGCTTGAGGAAGATGTCTGCACGGAATTCATTGTTATCGATGACATCTGGTGTGTTGTTTGTCTCGTCGCAAATTACTAGGAAGTCATAAAGACCACGCTTGCTTTGTACGTCACGTAGATATGGTTCTACGATGTTAACAAAGTTAGCACGAGTAATTTCGTCGTTGAACTCAAAGAGTTGAGCTTGTGCAGCTCTCTCCAGTGCCTGTTCGACTGTAAGGAACAATCTTCTAACGTTAATTCTGTCAAACGCTGAGGCATAACCTAAGGCAGTCTTGTCTCCGAAGAGCATGATGCCGATACCAGGACGGAATATAATCGGGTTAATCCGCTTGGTGTACAGAGAATCTCTCTGTGCTTGAGTTGGGTTGTAAGCCAACTTAGTAGCGTTGTTAAGAACACCACGCTGCTGTCCAGCAGGAGAGAACCAAGGATAGAACTCTCTGTTAGTTCTAACCATGAGTCCAGCAATGTCTCCGTTACATGGAACCCAACGGAATTCATTGTTGAATCTATCAAACATATACTTATAACCACTGTCTATGATTAGATATGAAGATGAATTTGCTCCATCTAAAGTGGCAATAACGTTTGATGTTTGTGTTGCAGCGTTGGTGATGTTAACAACGTCTCCACGTTGAGGACCAGCAACAGCAACGCAATCTTTTCTTGTTTCGGCAATGTCTGCCAACTTGTTAATCTTGGCCTGTGATTCTGCTCTAGTATCACAACCAGGACCACCAATTAAGTAGTCAACAGCAATCTCGTCTTTGGTTTGGAACTTATTGTAAGAAGTAATCAAAGCACCGAGTGTTGCCTTAAATCCATTTGCAGCAGTGTAATCATTACCACCTTTAAGTGCATAAGTGGTAGCACCAATACCTGCAAAGTATGACACATCTCCAGCATTCTGTCCCCACTGTGCATCAGCATTACTGATAGTAGAGAATTCAGTTCCACCAAATCCAGTGTTAACGGGACCAGTGAGACGCATTGCGTCAAATGCTATAGATGGATTGTATCCTGCATATGTCTTCTCAGAGAAGTCTGCAAGATAAGACTTGTACCAGATCTTTTGTCCAGCATTTCCTGATGACTCACAGTCAACAGCCTTAGAGAGAGAAATATGCTTCTCAAGGATGTTACCTTTAATTCCAGTTATATTTCCAGTATCATCAACAACAACTACATGTAAAGCATCATTGTAAGCACCTCTTTCTGTAGCATACTGATTAGTTACTGGTTTCTGTGCGATTGACTTCCAGTAAACAGTTGCATTGTCTAACTGTAGAGTCTGAGCATCATACCAATCAGCAACTGCAGTAGGAGTTAATGCAGCACTACCAACTGTACCAGCAGGAAGGTTAGTGAATAAACCATCTGAAGTACCAAATGCGTAGATACCACCTTCAGTGTAACTAACTTTAGTTTCAGTTGAACCACCACCAACTGTTTCTACACGAGAAACAATCTTAACATCAACAGTTGACTTACCACCAACAGCATCAGTAGAAACACCAGTAACAATACCTTTGAGGAATCCTACAAAACTTGAAGTAGTTCCTGCACCAGGTAGAACTGTGCTTAAAGGAGCAGTTATACCATAACCAACAGTTACACCAGAACCAGCAAGACTAGTAGAGGTAAAAGTAAGTGTTTGATCAGCAAAGTCATCAACGAAGCAGACTTTTAGATCCTTACCCCAAGTACCAGGGTTCTTAGCGGCGTAATAGAAATCGGTAGCAGAAGTGTAGTTAGACTGATAATCGTCGTAACTCTTAATCTTCAGGGTTGTTGTATTAGCAATACCAACACCAGCGTTAGCATTCTTGAGGTCATCATCGTCAGTTCTGGCAACCTTAAGGATACCACCGTATGAGAGGAATGACGCTGCACTCATCCAATACTCGTACTGACTATCGGTGCTCAATGGCTTTCCGAATGTGTTGATTAAATCCTGTTCTGTTTCCACAGTGATTGGATCATCAACAGGTCCAATTTCAAAAGGGCCTGCGATTGCACCGATATTATCGAGTACATTATCCGCCCTTCCTACTGTTAGATCTACTTCCCTGATTAATACACCAGGTGATACTAACTGAATAGCCATGCTTGCGTCCCTCTAAGAGTTCCCAATTTCCTACAAATTATTTATTGAAAGATACATTTTCAGAGGGGAAACCGTGCGTGAACTATGAACGATACTCCCACATATAACTCATATCACCATAAGTTGACTGTACATCATCCCTATCTGTCTTGGTCCATCTTTGTCCATCATCATCAACAATATAGTCATCTTCCAATCCATCAAGCATGAAACCAAATGGAGCCATGTCTTGTTCTATTTGATTTTTATTATCTTCATACAATCTTTTACGAACATCTTGATCAGTTAACTCTTTAAAGTAATCCTGTGCTACCAACCATGCATATATTACAAGACACATTGCTAAGTCATCATTACAACCATCATCTGCCTCAAATGAATTACTCTTTGAAATAAATGTAGTTAATTCTGATATAATCTCATAATCATTAAATAAAACTTTATCAGCCTCAATCATTGTCTTCAAATTTAATGCACCAACCTTCTTAACAGTCTTGGACATCTTAACTCCAAGTTGTACCTTAGTACCAGAGAATCCTTGTCCTATAACCTGTCCTGCTCTTCCTCTCATAGATGACATAAGAAGATTAGGATATTCAAAATCATAGTTAAGAATAGATGCAACCTGATCTCCAATATCATTTACTTCTACTAGTATAAAGGCATCATTGTATCCTTTACAAGTTTCGTGTATAATATTAGGAAATAACATAGGTTTAATTTCATTATTCCTATACTTTGCTACAACTCTATGGGGGAATTCTGTTATATCAACAATTATAAATGTAGAATAATCCTCTCCCACACCACGAGCAACGTCTACTGTACAAACATAATCATGTTTCTCAATAGGTTGTTCATATAAATCTAATCCTTCATTAGACATTTTTGGTTTATCATAAACCAAAGATTTTAATTTTGCTGGTGATATTAAGGTATCAACAGAACCTAAGAAATTACATTCAAACTCAACTTTGAATTGTGACTCTGAAGTATTAGCAATCGTTTGTGCTCTCCAAGCCTCATCTCTACCAGGAACTTCACTCCAATGGACTACAGTAGGTACATATTCATTATCTCCGTTCTCAGCATCGTGCCACATGCGATAGAAGTGGTTCATACCCTTGGGGGTAGAGACGATGATAATCTTAGTTGATTTACCAGATGAAATTGTAGGATATACTGAACTAAAGAAGTCGTCAGCAATATGATTAGGAACGAACGCAAATTCGTCTAGGAATATGATGTTAAAGGTCATACCCCGAACTGCAGCAGCAGATGTAGATGCTGCCATAATCTTGGAACCGTTCTCCAGTTCTAAACTACCTTTGTTCCATACAAGAATACCCTGTTGCATCCATTTGGGTAAGTTCTCATAAGCAGTCTGGAGTCTTGCTAACAAGTCTCTGGCAGTTGCTGCTTTGTTTGCAAGAATACCAATATTAACATTATCATTAAAGATAGCATAATGAAGTAGATAAGATACAGACGTAGTAGACTTACCAGTCTGTCTAGGCATCATGCATATATTAAATCTATTATCATGAAATCTTTCTATTAATTTCTCTTGGAATGGCCACATATCAAAGCCAACCAATCCTTCATCAACGTTTACAATCTTAATGTATTGACGAGCAAAATAAACAGGATCAAGTTTACATTTAATAAACTCTTGAACCTGATCATGACTAAATTCAATCTCAGTATTTGCTTTCTTGAGATTGGGATTACCAAGGTATATTTCTTGAGGCATAATTAAGTTTGGCGATAACCACTAACAATAAAAGTACAAGTTGCACCAGCACTAGTAGTTCCAAAATTACCAGTACCAACGAACAAAGCATCTCCACTATTTTCAAGAACTAAAGGAGATGCATAGACATCAAATCTATAGTTTCCTCTATCAGCAATGTCTTCATCAACAATTCTAAAATCAGGAGAATCAGTTGTTCCACCATTAGGAACAAAATAGATTTGAGCACTTGTAGATGCACCATATCCAGCATGTGCATACACACCGTCTATGTAAATCTTTTTATTATCAACACAAGTAATGACTCCTACTGTGCTTCCATATGCAACCTTTATAGGATTACATAACTTACCATATACAATTGGATTTGCCATAATTAAGTAACGATGTCAGCACCAGCACCAGCTCTTACTGCCATTAATTTTTTAAGTAGAACTTGTCTTTTCAATCTCATTACCCTCTTCTCCTTAGATTTCAACTCTTGATTTTCACGACCTTTCTTTTGTACTGCTAATTGCTTACCCTGCACATCATCAACTGATGGAGTTTTAGATCCATTAGAAGGCATAGGTGCAGTATCCTCAGGCAATTGTAAAATTGGTTTAGTAGGATCTCTCATAACAACATCATAATCCATAACTCTTGAGCTAGGATAGACTTTAACAATAGCATCTTGTACTTCTTTCTTAGATGGCATCTTTAGTTCTGGGAAGAACATCTGAAGAGACATATACTTACCACGCCACAAGAATGTAACATAAAGTGTTTGTCCATTTACTCTTGGAAGAGTTGTTGCTTCATAAGTATAAGTCTTCTTACCGACTTTGGTATGTCCATACTCACCAGTTTTACCTGGACGTACTTGACCTAACTTACTACCTTTCCTAGAAGGACCAGTTGAAGTGTTACGCCCTCTCTTAGTAGTAGGGTGTATTGTTGCTTTGTCCTTTCCTTTCTTTGTGATTACAGCATCTTGGTCATACTTTTTACCAAGACGTTTCATCTGCTTTTTAAATTTCCTAAACTTTTTCTTAGGAGCATTGACAGCAATAGATGGTTCACTAACTGTCTTCTTTTCACCAGTCTTACTATCTGTTTCAGGATACTCACCTTTTACTTTCTTATAACCGTAACCCATACTACGAACTTTCTTTCCCAGTTCTTTGTTACGTGCTTTATTTTCCTTACTAGATTTGTCACCTCTATTAGCAGTTAGGACTGCGGTGCTGCGTTTCTTAGAGTGCTGCACCTGACGTGACATACCACCTTCATCTATTTGATTCAACATTTCCACTTCCTCAATGCTAGTGCCTTACGAGTAGGTCTTCCCTTCTCATCTTTCATTGGTCCTTTCATACCACCCATGCGAGCACAGAATGATCTCTTTCTAGGACCACCTTCAGGTTGTGGTGCTTTTAAATCAGAACCAGGATTCTCACGCTCGTAAGACTTCCTGCCTTTCTCATTTAATCCACCAGTTTTATTCTTTCCTTCTTTACGTTGCCAAGCACTTTCTACATTAAGGGTTTTTGGATAATCTTTATCACCAGGTTTTGCTGGTTTCTCACCACGCTTTCTCTTAGCATGAATATTATCCCAAAGTCCTTTTTTCTTACCTTCCTTCACACAATTAGGAACTTCCTTACCACCTTTCTTCTTAGTTCCCTTTGCCTTATATCCGTCCCAACATTTATCAGCACCTACATTTTTACGTGCTTGTTTTAAAGATTCTTTAAAATCTTCAAAACTTTTAGAAGTTGATTCGCTCATGCCCCCTCCATTGGAACCGTTCCCATTGCCATTGCCGTTGCTAGAACTAGACCCATTAGTTCCTGAATGTCCATTGCCATTCTTGTTGCCGTTTTTCTTAGATTTTCGTCCATTGTTATCATCGGGGTCAGGTCTTAACCATCCATGAGCTCCCACATATTTACCCTTTGGTATGGGCATACACTTTTTTTCTTTAGTGCAATAGTATTTGCCAGGAGGACAGTCCTTCATAAAAAAATCAGAAGTCTCCTTTTATTTATTCTTGTTCTTCTTCCAATACTTGTTCATAGTATTTTATCTTCCTACGAAGAAACAGAACCTCTTTCTGAAGTTCTGCTTTCTCCTCTTCCAAAAGTTCGATCTCTTCTTGGTAGATAATAACACTCATGCAACTATTTAATCATTTAATATCTTCTTCATTTTTGAAAAAGACCTTATTCATAATAATCTTCTATATCAGAGTCCAGGTATCCCCGTCGCTTGTGCTGAAGGAGCCATACTAGGGGTGGTATCAATACTAGGAGCAAGATCATTGGTCCCAAGAGGAAGTGCTCCGCCACCAAGTCCACCAAGTGATCCAGTAACTGCTTCAATAGCTTGTTGCTTAACTGAATCAATAATAGAATCTCTGTTGACATATACAAATAAGCCACTGCCAATAATGGCAATAGATACAGCACCAGACGCAATAGCAACGACATTTATAATTTTTTGCATTACTTTAAAGTTCGTAAGTTTCCTTAGTATCTTCTGAAACACCAACTATTTTTAGAGGTGCTTGCTCAATACGAATTGTTTGTGTAGGACCAGCTTTAGCAATGATTGCTTCAATGTCCTTTGCAGTAACAGGAGGTGTTCCATTACCATTAACAGCGTTACCATTCTTGTCCATCTTCATAGTACCGTCACCCTTTTTAGATGCGGTCTGAATTCCGAAGCTAGCTAGGACTCCTGTAAATACCGAAGCAATAAATGTTGGATCAATTTTCTGTTGTGGTACACCTGGTATAGCCACATAATTTAATGTTAATATTCCACCGCTCCAGGCAAGAACAGTAATACGAACAAATGTACTAATGATTGCTGCTTGTTCATCAGCATCTGGAAGAATAGCATCCTTTGCTTTTTGAAATAACCCTTTCTTTTCTTCTTTGGGTTCTTCTACTACTTCTTTTACTTCGTCAGCCATTCACTTTTTGCAGGGTTTAATATATATACGAATTTAGTCTCTAACACCCATTGACCATCTCTTAACTTGATTTAACCTTACAATACTATTGTGATCATCTATCTTATTAACATACTCTTTTGAGGCATCTACCATACCATCAATAGAATCATTCCCATCAAGTCTAGTTTGTAGAGTCATCTTCTCTACAGGAACCACTCCAAAGAATCTATTATACCTATCTTGTCCTGTCTCACCTGGTCCTTGGAAACCTTGATCTAAGGGAGTTGTATCATGTGGAAACAGTTTTGGTACATATCCAGACATAGAAGGGTTGTTTGGTCCAACTGGGCCAGACATATTAGGACTTTCCGACATGAACTGTTTAAATGTCTTCATCCTAGTGCTAGTACCAGTCCTATAGATGCCTTACCTGTCAAATTAGAACCATCACCATAGTAAGTTACTGCTGCACCTGCAACTGCAGTAACGACACCAGAAACATTTATACCACTATTTGCTGTTACTATACCAATAGAATCAACATTAGTTACATCTTCATATGTGATAGTACCTGCTGCTGATATGTTACCCTTAACATGCAAACTCTTTGCAATACCAACACCACCACTGAATAATACAGCACCATTATTCCAAGCATGTGATTCAGTAGTATTACTGAAAGTAGTAATACCACTAACATCCATACCCATTGTAGATGTATTACCCTGCTTTAGTGTTTGATCTAAAGTCTCTGCAGCAGGAGCAAGAGCAGTACTAGCAATACCTACCCATTTAGTATTTGCTTTATCGAATATTAATAACTTATTATCACCAGTAGTCTGATCAAAATCAACATCATCCAAATCCTTTATGGCTCCAGCACCACCGCCACCCATAGTTGACAGTTGGGTCTGGATTCTATTGATGAAAATTCTATAATGTTCTGCTAAATCTTGTAAAGTAGCAAACTTCTGATCCATTGGTGTTAATGGATCTTGACCACTACCAATATTCTCTGCAGTGTCTGGTGGTTCATTTAATATACCTTCTTGAATCATTGAAAGATCTTTCTGCTTCAACTGTATATCATATACCAGAGCTTTCAACTCAGTTAAATTTTTAATTTCCTTTCTAATATTTTTTAAATCTTCTTCATAATACTTTGGTTTAGGTAAACTCTTTATTCTTTCTTGAAGAGACTTAACCTCACCATCCATATGCTTGGCAAGATTATCTGTAGACTCTACAAAAGACTCTTGTAAGTTGTCTACAGTTTTCTTTGTTACTTCACTAAAAGCATCAAATCTTTCACCTACTTTTTCATTAAAAGTTATCTCAAACTCTTTCTGATTACTCTTTAGTTTCTTCTGAAGATTCCAAATAACAGTAGATTGTTCTTTAAGTTCTTTAAAGATATCTTTTCTTACAACATCAACTCTTTCATGAATAGTCGTAAAATCAGTCTTTGTCTCAAATGTCTTAGTATCACTTTCTTCATGTATTTTCTCTAGTTCAGCAGTTACTCTGGTTGCCAGTGTTGAGATGGTATCTCTAACCCCTCTAAAGTCTTCATCAATAACATTGAATCCTTTTCCAACCCAAGCAAAATCAGGGACTTCTGTGACTTTATGAATCCAATTAGGTAAAGTTGGTATAGAGTTTTCAACTTTATCAATTGATTCTTTTAATGCTTCTAACTCGTTTTCATAATATCTAATTTCAGGTACTACTGGTATCTCATCCTTTACCTGTTGAATACTAGCAGATAACTCTTCTAATTCTGGTGCGTAATCTTTTATTTCTGGTATCTCTGGTATGTCATTACGGACATCATTAACCATCCTTACCAACTCACCCCATTCAGGTGCTTTGATAACATCCTCTACTTCTAAAAAGGAGTTCCCATCAGCATCCTCAATGGTTTGAACTTCTTCTACAAGTTCTTCTTTTGGTAAGAAATCATCTACCGACGGTAATGTAGGCTCGACAATAAACTCGTCTATTGACGGAAGATCAGCAAGAGGAGTTTTGTTTACCATATTTCTATTTATTTTGGGCCTTAGTAGCCTCTTTTAGCATCTTTGCCAAATCAGCAGTTGATCCAACAAAAAGAGAATTGTTAACAGTGGATGGTCCTTTCTGTACGGATTCCTCTTCAACATCTTTAAGTTTCTTCTGCAGATCCATTAATTTGTCTGTGGCATCTGAAACTGATTTAACTAATTGTCCAGCAACTTCGTATGCTCTTGGCATGTCACTCTCTTGAGCAAGTTCAAGAATTCCATTAATTGCTTCTTGTCCTTTTTCAATGATAGAGTATAAATTGCCTCTTGTGTATTCGTAATCATTTCTGATATCGGTTTTATCCCGATCTTTAGGTGGTTTTTGAATACCAACCTTCTTAGTATCTGCTACAATTTCACTTGCAACATCAAACGTTTTTTCCAATTCTGTAAAGTCTGCCATAATTATACATCCTTATTCTGAGATGGACTATACTGTTTAAAGTCTTGGAAGAATGAAGTTGTTTCATTGAATCCAAAATCATCACCTATATCAATAAGTGCATCATCAGCAGCAGTAATAAGATCTACTGTAGCACCATTGACATGTTCTGCAGCACTGGTTCCCTCTTGTCCACGAAGAACAACGAGATTATTGCCATCAATCTCTTTGATCTTCATATTCTCAGTGCCAACGTAAATGTGATTATCTACACTAAGTGCAGAAGAATCTGCTACGGTAACAAGAGTCTCTTTAAGATCTAGAGTCTCTGCCAAATATGTAGTTCCATCATTAGTATAATCTTTAACTGCCTGAGGTGTAACACTGTAGCGAACTTCTCTTCTAAAGTCCTTACCTTTTCTAGTGCTGTAATCAATGGTTGCTTTTTTAATTAAACCACTTGATGATTCTGGTATAGGTCCGAATAGATATGTCTTAGCAGTAAATGTCATTGTGTAGATTAAAGCTCTACGTTCCGAAAAATCTCCCTCATAATCATCGGTAAACGTAACGCTATCTAAAACTATAGGTACATCTCTTTTCTCTCCTATAGTAGAGAGCATATTAATTGTTAGGTTGTAAGAAGGTTGGAAGTATGGTAATATTTGTTCAACAATTTGCAAAGCATCATCATTTAGTTTTGCAATCATATTAAGTTCAAAAGTCATATTATATGGAACTGGCATATAGACTTTCTTTGCTTTAGTCTTATCAGATGTAGGAGCAGATAAGAAAGTTTGAGTCTGAGTTACCTTTCTAGAAGGATCGTAACTTAAACCAGTAAACTCAAATGATAGTCGAGGTAAAGTTAAAGTTTGTGCGTTCTTTAGATCTGGTGCTTGCTCAATCCTTGCTAAAAACTTCTGGATTGGACCATATGCCAATGGCACTTTCATCACACTGACAGCTTTTTTATCACCGTCTAAATGCTTGATCTGTATGTTATTGAAGAGGGATCCAAAACCAATTACGGTCTTTCGCAGAATCTCATTATAGAAATATTCAAACACAGATAATAATTCGACTACTTACTATTTAACAAGTTCTGAGCCACCACCTAAATCTTTAATGTTTTCAGACCCTCCTACAGCAAAAGGATTATATTTTGCAGTGGCAATTTTATACATCTTTTCATGTATAGTTTTATCTTCTTCTTGATCTACACCAGGTGGTTGAATTTCTGATGGTGATGTATCGATAGGTTCGTTTGTTGCTATTGGCATGGAATCTAAAGGATTGTATGGTTCATCATGGAACCACGCATCATAAGGAATTTCAGGAAGTGGCATTAGGCATCTCCAAATGGATTTTTACGTGTCCAATCTAGTATATCATCTCCTTCTGATTGAATAGTTTGATTATCTGCATATGGGGTTACTATATCATCAGTAGTATCAACTGCAAGAGTATAAACTGCTGAGGATTCGTCACCAGTAATAGATTCTCCTTGGAGGAATGTTCCTGTTGCAATACCAACCACAAGGGTCTTAGTTGTTGCATCCCAAGACTTGACTCTAGCCTTAGTTCCTGTAGTTCCGCCTGTAACTTCTTCATTAAAGTAGAAATCACCAGAACCAAGTAATCCAGGATTACTAATAGTTGCAGTAGGTACTGCAGTGTATCCAGCACCTGCGTTAGAGAGTCTAGCAGACTGTATAGTGCCTCCAACAGCAATTACCTCACCAATTGCCGTTGTACCTGTTCCAGGTGCAGTAAAGGTGATTGTAGGGGTAGTTCCATAATATCCTGAACCACCGTCTGTAATAGTAACCACACCAACTGTTCCAGTTGTTGCTATACCAACCGTTACAGCAATACCTGTTCCACCACCTCCAGTAAAGGTTACTGTTGGTATCTCTGTATATCCTGCACCAGGATCAGTTATACGTACACTTTCAATGGCATATGATGTAGTAAGACCAACCACACTAGTTGTTATTGCTACAGCAGTAGCTGTAATGCCGCCACCTGGAGCAGAAGAAATGGCAACTGTAGGGGTAGCTCTGTATCCACTTCCAGAGTTAAGGAGATCAATGAACTGTACACCGCCGTTTCTAAATGTGGTGACAGCAGTAGCTGTTGTTCCGACACCAGTAAGTGTGAGAGTTTGGTTATATCCAAGTTCTTCTGTTTCGTCATCAATAGAACCAATTCCAGTGTCAACTGTTTCGTCTTCATAACGGAATACTTCACACTGTAATTCATAGACATAAAGTTCTTTTAATTGATAGAAGGGTTTTGCATGTTCAACGAATTTGATTTCGTATAGTCTATCATCAAGCGGGAACCAGATGAGATCTCCTTCTTTTGGTCTGGTGGATAATTTAATTCCCGTCTCATTTCTGATAAGAGGGGTGATATAATTCTCGAACCTGTCTTTGGATATGGTAAGGTTAATATCTTGCTGAACCTCAATACCAAACTTTGACAATACTGTACCATTTCCTTGATAGACATCGTAGTTATTGACATATGCTTCTAGTGGATAAGCATCATCAAACTTAGACTGAACTACTTCTCTGATAACAGTATTAGTTGTTAAGTATTTACGAGGAAGATAATAGCACTCAACACCATACATCTTCAACTGTTCGTTGATTAAATCCTGAACTAAATTCTGCTCGTTTTTAGTTCCCTGTGTGAAAAATGGATTTAATGCCATTAGCCTATCATGTCAAGTGGTAATTCTTCATAATCCCAAGTCATTCTCTCTTGAATCTTATCTAATTCAAGTTGAGCGTCATCATACATTTGACGACCATTTAATTCAATTCCACCAGGAAGTTTAACTCCTTGGAATTTAATAAGGTTCTGACCCCACTGTTTCTTAAGAAGAGCAGTGAAGTATCTTTTTAAGAACCTATCATTATAAACCTTAGTTGAATCTGATGGATCAAGAATCCTCCAGCAATCAATAATAATATAACTGTTCTTAGTTACCTCCCCCCAGTCAATATCAAGATATAATCTATCTTGTCTAATATTATATCTAATCTGCTTCTCAGTATTTAATAAGAAATCAATATCTTCTAACTTCGTCTTTGTCATTGCATATGTCAACAATTCAAGAGAATCAAAGTAGTAAACATCATTTAAGAATAACTGATATTTAACACTGAACATATTATTGGTCATGGTATTAGAACCATCAAACCTGTATATCTTATTAACACCTATGATACTATCAGGCATCTTAATATAATTACTATTCTCAGTAAACTTAAAGGTAGCATCAGCACCAGCAGTAGTTCCTATACCTGAGCTTGCTGGTTGTGTGACAGTTGTTGTGACAATTCCTACTGTACCATTACCTCTATTAATATCATCCTCAGTAAATTGATATTTCATAGGCATCTTCACGACACCATCATAATGCCTTTCATTCCAAAATTGGAATGCATCATCTAACAGATCACTGATCTGTTCATCAGCAACATTTATTTCGAGAACGGGAGCACCAAGTTGCCTCTTAGCGTAATCGATTAATTCAGTTCTCGAAGCTGGCTTTGACATATTCCCAGTTTTCTAAGTATTTATCAAAGAGTGGATGATATACCACCCCTAACCATTATTTGACCCTCAACTATCCTATAAACCGTATCTCCTGTCTTAACATTAACATCATATACATGTCTTCCTTCTTTCAATTCTGATGTCTGAGTTGTTGTTAACCCAATAAACATTTTGCCATCATAAGCACTGGAAAATCCAACTGAAAATGTTGCAGTTACACCAGCTCCAACATACTTTGCCATCTGAGAAGACTCTGCAGTATAGTTGGTAAAATCTATCGCAGTACCAGATGTATCATTAACTGTAAAAGTACAAGTAAATGATGCACCAACATTGACTACCAAATCAGAAACTGATGGGTAGTCAGAAGTTGAATCAAATGTGAAGGTTCTAGTTGCCATTTACAATACTCCTTAACATTTCCTTAATTTCTTTGAGTTCACCTTTAAGTTCATCTATTTCTGCTCTCTCACTTTTTTTATGATTTCGAGCATTAACATAATTTTTGTAAGCAGTCATGTCAGTTGAAACAATTGCGTTTGAGTTTTCATCTCTGTAAAGAGAATGGTTATCTTTTACAGGGATCATGATAATGCAATCGCTCTGAATTCAGATATCCTTGGAGGACGTGCCTGATTTGTTGCGGTCATCATAATCTTAATCTTAAATCCATCAAATTCTTTAAGAGAATCTATTGTGAATTCATATTCACGGAAGATGTCCTTCTGCATTGAAGGAGCAACAAATGTATCAGGAAGACCTGAATTATTCCTTGGATTAATAATTTGACCACTTTCATCACGATTATCATAACCTGGGAATAACTGATAACGGAATTCATTCTCAGCATCATCCTTTCTAAAGAGTGCATATGCAACTCTAATATCAGCAGTAGAAGCTCTATTAGCAGAGAACATAACTTTAAGTCCTGTAGAAGGAACTTCAAGTCCTACGTTTTTAGTAACATAAGTTGCTGATGTTGGATCCTCACCAGGAATTTTCACTCTAGGATCATTTGCAAAAATTCCAACAGTGTCATCAACTCTATTAGTTGTAAGAATTGCACTTACTCTATCAATATCAATAACTGGTGATATATCACTGTTATTACTATTTAAATCGCATTGTATGTTGAGTGATTTGTTACCAGGTAAAGAACTTAACTTGCTATTTTCATTTACTTTGGAAGCGATCATACGAGGATCGTCAAAGTAATTAGATTCATTAAGAGTTATGGTTTCAAATCCTTGATCATCAAATGAAGTCTCAGTACCACTAACACTTCTAGCACTAATAGTTCTGACTCTACTATTGATAGAAGTACCTTTAGGTATTATAGTCTGTACATTTGGTGTTAGGACTTCAAATTGAATGTTTTGTGAAGCCGTAATCCTAGACTCTCCACCACTCTTTGTATCACTAAAGTATAGACTTGGGAATCCATTAGCACTTGCAGTTCTACTAACTCCTATTCCAACACCATCAGAGGATGATGCATCACTATCGATAGCAACATAATAAGTGTCCATTGTAATTGGATGAGATCCTTGATTAGCAACCTCAGACATATTATGTGTCTTATTAATTCTTCTTAAGGATACTCCATTAAATTCATACTTATAAACAAGTTGATTTACTGGATGTGTAAACGCAAGAGTTGAATCTTGTGCTCTTGTTATACCACTAAGAGTATTAGTATTGACTGAAGTATATTGGATGATTTCATTTCCTATCTTCGCATATCCAGGATTTGTTGTACCAACACCAACACCTTCAAAATCAGTAAATGCAGCACCAGCACTTACAACCAAATCTCCAGTATTGTCTCTACCATAAGCACCAGTCAATGAAGTTGGAGCAATGTCACTTACAATTCCTTCAATCTTAACAAGGTTGTTAGATTCATGCATACCATGATTTTTCTGAATAACCTTGATCGATTTTCCATCATAGAAAGGATCTGTAATTGCTTGACCATTCAAGATAGTTACATTAGATCCAGAACCATTAATCTCAGATCTTATACCAGTATTTGTAACATAATTCATACTGGATCCAGCAGCAACAAAGTCACCTTGAACTTGATCTAAGAATAAAGTATTAGTAAATCCAATAGAAACGACGGATAGTTGAGCTCCTGTTCCTATTCCATTCATAGAAGCAGTTGGAATACCAACTACATCACCAATCTTATATCCTCTACCACCATCAGTTACACTAACAAGACCAACTAAACCAGCCTTATTATTAGGATCCTGATAGACAGAACCAGCAGTAGATACCTGAACAGTAACTACCATTCCAGAACCAGCACCAGTAATCGTAAATGGTTGAATGCTTTCTGTAGTTGCAACAGTATATCCAGCACCAGGATTAACTGCTAATAGTCCATCAGTAGAACCACTACTTACAACAGAACCACCAATAGCAATTATATTTCCAACACCACCTGATAACCCAGATCCAGTCTGAGCAATAGAAACACCAGTGGTAATTCCTAAAGTATCGATAGAATCAGCAATTGAAGAAGTTAAACCAAGTGTAACTTTCTTAGATAATGTATTAATTGGGTTTGGATTTAGTTCTACGATTTCATTATTACCAACACCTAACTCAGGGTTGTAGAAATTAACTGTTCCTGTAGTACCAGAAGTAAACTCTGCTTTATAAAGAGTAAACTTCATATCCTCTAACTGAGAAGGTGTCCAAGTAGAAGCGTTTTGTGACTTAAACAACGAACCCAAGTATGGTTGTTGTGTAATTAATACCTTCTGAGATTCACCCAATCCAGTCGTTGATACATCTTCTTCACCCAATCTAGAAATCCAAATATTATACTCTGTAGAAGGAGAAACAACAACTAATGCATACTCATTACCACCTTCCAAATATATTGGAGAATCAAATGTAAATCTAGTAGCTACTGATGCATCTGTTGATACATTAATATTTGCTGGTAGAAGTTCTTTTTTACTTAGAGGTATAATAGTAGTTGTTGGTGTTCCTAGTTCACAAGTTCTAATTTCTACACTACATGGCAATTCTTCATCTTTGGTTGAGAAATACAAATCACAAGACGTGATGAATACACCGTTAGGATTTCCAACATCAAATGATTGAGCAAGAGGGTCATACCATTGAGTTAAAATTGTTTGTTGGAATGTAGTAGTTCTTTCTCTAATAACCCCAACATCTCTTCTTTGATTAACTCTTCTTTGAACATCGGTAAGAACTCTATTATCAGTTAGGTTCTCAGTAACAATTTCAGCATTTCTTGTGTTAATAATACTTTCTTGAAGAGTTTCAATAACACCAGATGATTCGTAATTTTTCTCAACAGCTGTTGTTACAACTCCTGGAATTAAAGAATTGACTGCAGATGAACTTAAACGAAGTGTCTTTGTACCAGAAGCAAACTCTGGGTTTTCGTTAATAGTAGAATCAGGAACAAAGAATGATCCAATTAATGTACCAACATTATCTGTTATTAGACGAGTGGTTGTAATTGTTGCTTGAGCACCAGTTGTTTGCCCCCTAAGAGTCATAGTTCCATTAAGGAATCCATAATACTGTCCCTCAGGTTGTAACTGTAGGCTGAATGTATCAACGTTTAATATAGTCGCTGTTGAAGTATAAACTTCAGGTATTCCCTGATCATCTAGATATGGATTTACTGAATACGTATCAGTTGGAGCGTTATAAGGACCATACTTATGATTTGGTACTGCTGCTCTAAACTGAATATAAGGTGTAGTTGAGGTTCTTGCTCCCTCGTCTAAAATTGACGGAGTAGCAATAATTGTTTCACCAACTTGGAATGTGCCATTATTCATGGTTACTTCCAAAAGTTTAGGGAAGCAGAACTTAGCTACAGATTCTCCATCAAAGAATGGGAATAATTGAGTTCTTGGTTTTGCTTTTGTTATTATAAATTCAATATTCCTAGAACGCATTGTAGGAATATTCTGACGATTAACAACTCTATCTCCTAGAGATTCAGAATCAATTCTCTCTACAACTCTTGTTGCAAGTCCAGTTCTAGACTGATTAGTTGTTGTAGTAGTGGTAGTATTATCTACTCTAACTCTAATATCTCTAGCTCTTGCAGTAACTGTTCTGGTTTGTCTCGTAGTTCTATTTCCAGGAACTCTTCTTTGTCTTATAACTCTTGGAGGATTATTAATAAATTCAGTTCTTACTTCTGTAGTAACTTGTCCTTGTACATCAACACCAATCCAATCAGTTTGCCATGAATTCCATTGAGTAGAGATTAATCCTGTATTAGGATCAGCCCCATTCTCTTCTATCATGTCTTCAAAATTACCTTCAATATTAACAACCTGTGCATCAATTCTTCTAGTATCAACCCAAACATCAGATGATGGGTTTAATTCCATGTCTCCATTCCAGAAAACAACAGCAAAAGGCTGAACATTTTCTGTTCTAGATGCATATGTATTTGCTACAGCAGCAACTTCAGTGTAATCAAGAGTAATTAAATCACCAGTTCTACGACATCCAGTTCCAACAAGATCATTTGCAAAAGCAAAATCTTGAGATGGATCTGCAGTTTGTCCAATTCCAATTATTGAGTTTGTACCCAATAACATATCAACAGCAGTTGTGTAATGAGATGGACGGCACTCACCAAGATCTTGATCTATTGAAGCATTAAAATCTGGATCACTATTTGCTTGAGCAGTTGAATGCTTAAAGTTATCTACTAAGAATCCACACTTAAATCTATCTAATCCATCAGCATCTTTGATGGACATATTTTTAGTATCACTTTCGAGTAATGTAAGTGCAGTATGATATTCAAGATTTCTAACTCTATTATCAAGTCTAGTGATATCCTTCATTTGATATCTCTTATACTGTTTTAGCAGAGACTTAACTTGCTGTGCTTCAAATGTATAAGGTGGGATAAAGAGTGTACCAACATCTAGAGCCCCACTTATAGTTTCTGGAGGAGTTGGATTATCGGCAGGAGCTCCAGTTTGAACTTGGAAAGAACCATTGGTTGTTAAGAACAATCTATCAATTCTTCCTTGATAATAATTATATGTTAAATTTAAAGTTTCATCATCAGAAAGAATATTTGGAGGTGTTTGTCCAGTTCCAGTAAATGTTCTTGAATCAAATTCAAATGGAGATTTTGTTGCACTAGATGGATCATAAGTAGAAACTCTAGGACGGATATCAATATAGTCAGTTAATCTTTCTGTGAAGTTTGGGGGATCAAGATATGTGATATCATCACTAAACCTATCTGCACCATAACTATTAACACTAAAGATATCTCCTTCATCAGTGGATGGAACCACATAATGATAATATGCAATTTTTAATCTACGAGTTGGTTCTGCTTCATTTCCCAATCTAATAATTCTAGAATAATCATAGAAAGAATTTCGTTGGCCATTATCAACTTCATACTTAGAAGAAATTAATCTATCACCTATTGTAAACGCAGTTACGGTTGCTTGTATTCCAGAAGATTGGAAGTTTGCTACATCACCAATATTGAATTTAGTATCATTAACATATGCAATACCAAGTTGAGTAGAACTTGTTATTTCAACAACTACTGCAACAGCTCCATCACTAGATATAATTTCTTCACCTACAGTCAAATCTGCAGTTGTTCCATTAGGACCAGATAAAGAAGATAAGGTAATTGATGGCAGATCAGGATCTGTCATATCATTTGATTCATATATTCCTAATACATTTACTACATCAGGAACATTTAAAGAAATATCTGTATCCTCAACACGAGTTCCATAAAGATTACTATATGTCAATCCATTTTGAAGACTTTGACTTGTAGTACCAGACCCTACTTTGTTAGATCTAGTAATAACTGTAGTTCCTGCAGTCCATCTTTTTTCTTTTGATGATGGATTCTTTTTCTTCAAAGTTACATCAACTCTAGTTTGAGCATCTGCAGCAACCGAAAGATTAACAAAATTAAGAGTTTTACTATCAGTACTAATGTCAATTTGATCAGCAGTAAGCGGTTCATGAGAACCATCTCCATAAGAGATTACATATCTCTGTGGAGTAAATGGCATATATGTAAAGTCTGCACTTATACTAAACTGTGAATCGGCAATTTGACTACCAGATACAGTTACATTCTTAAATTGTTTTTTAACAATGATATCAGAATCAAGTATATTAATATCGCTTATATTACTGTTAGGTAATTTTGTAACAAAACTATTATCATCTTTTAAACTAGAGTCAAGAAAACGAAGTTGTAAATTAGTAGTTACAACATCATTAACACCTGGAAGTTGTCCATTGAATATACCAGATACAGATGTTGCAGCTGCAACGGTTATATTGGAACCATCATCAGCAATAGCTGTTATTCTATTAAGACTAGTATCAGTAGTAGTTCCGCCATATGAAACATAATCACCAGTTGTTACAATACCTGCAAAATTATTACCAGGACTAGTTACTGTAGAAATACCTTGATTTCCTGGTGTAATTGTAAATGTTGGTACATTACCAATAAATGTTTTATTTCTAGGTGTAAGAGCGTGAGTTAATTTAAAGTCAGCATTAAATGTCTGACCTACTCCAGGATTTGAGTAAACAGAGAAGATATCATTCAATCCATAATCAGTAACAGTCTTAACAATTGGACCAACAACATTTCCATTAACAGAGAATGACTCATCTCTAACAAAATTGCCACTATTTCCATAAAGAGTTAATTCTGTGCCACCCGCCACAGCACTCACCAGGAACCCCTCAGCACCGCTAGAATCGCCTGTAATACGTGCTGGTAGGGAAATATCAATGTCAGTACTAATTCCTAGTTTTGTATAAGTTTGTACGTCAAATAAACGTAAGTCCCATTCATTCTGATCTTGATCTGATGACTTAAGATTTACTGATTCTGCAGTAAAATTATATACCTTTGCTTTACCAATTTCTGTTCCTGCAGCAGTAGCACTAGTTACACCTATTCTTTCACTTCTTAACGAAACAAAAGCAGTAGTTCCTAATCCAACATTTGGAGTTCCAAATGCTCTGTTAACAATAAACTGAGTACCAGTATTAAAATCTAACCCAATATCTTTTACTTCTTTTGTAGTTCTTGCCTTGGGTACATCTAGATTAGTATTACTAATTGTTTGAATATCATACCCACGAACATAAGCTTTACCAGGTGATATCTGGTAAATCATCAAGTCATTTGATGGTGTACCTCCATCTTGGGTTGTTTGACCTGGTAAATATACACCTTTATTTCCTTTTCTATTGTTTAAAGATTCTTTAACCTTAACATTAAACGGTTTTACATAATAATTACCAGATTCATCAAAAGTTCTCTTAGCTAAAGCATCTCTAATAATAGAATTAAGAGAATCATCTTCAAAAAACTGTTTTTCACCGTCAACCAGACGCATGATTTCAACAAAGTTTTCATCATTAAGTTCATCAACTTCTTTCTTTGCTAAAACAGCAGATATTTTAAGTCTGTCAGCACCAGGTGCTGCAAAGTTAGAAAATCCTTTAGCATTGTCATATAAAGATGGATCTGCACCAGCAGTTACAATTTCCTCTTGTACACTTAACCCAACACGATATGATGGAGTATTTGTGTATTGATCAAGAATAAGAGTTTGTTTTGCAACTCTTACAAAATTACCTCTAAGAAAATAAACACCTTCTGTAATTTGAACAGCACAACCAGTGGCTGTAGCACCTGTAGGAATAGCATTTGCAAATCCTTCATTTCCAGCAATTACAGTATTTGCATATGTAATTGATGCTAATGTTAAAAGAGTTTCTCCATCTTGGAATGTTTGTCCACTAAAAGATGTAGAAGATTTTTCATACTGAAGATAAAAAGTTAAATTTCCATTATCTGATTCTCCTTCTGTTATATAATCAACAACTTTTGCAGTTACACCTGAAACTTCACCCTTAATTCTTTTACCAATTAACTTTTCAGCGTAAAAAGATACAGGAATACCAAAATATGCTGCTTCAACTTGAACAGCATAATAATCTTGTTGGAAAGATAATTGACCAGGTATTACTTTCGACCCTTCTCTAAAAATATGATCACCAAATTTTTCAACCTGATTCTGAAGAATAGATTGTAATGTAGTTAATTCTCTTGCCTGAATTGGAAATCCAGGTTTGAATAATACTTTATGAAAGTCATTAGCCGCATCAAAGTCGTCAAAATATGGACTAACGTTTAGATTCGTTTCCTGTGACATGTTTTAGAACTCGACGATGATTTTGATGTCTTCTTTTTGATTAATTGACCTCGTAATTGAAGCCCTATTATCAACGTATATAATTTCTCCAGAGTATTTCTTAACTTCTGGTGGAGCAACTCCTTCTGTAAAGGTTTGTCCTAAGTTATACGTTTTATTATTTATTACGGTGGTTATACCGCTATAGTCCAGATCAATATTTAAATCTACTGATCCACCACTAATAACAGTTGTTCCTCCTGTTGCTACAGTAGATGAGAAATCATGTAACTCAAATCCATACTCTGGATTTGTTTTTGCTATACCAGCAGTAGTAAATCCCGCAAGAGCACTAGCTTGCCAATACTTAAGAACTCTTGTCGTTGCATTCCAAGCAACAACTTGACCTACAGCAGTAGATCCTACACCAACTGTTTGGCGAACTCTAGAGTCTGCAGTAAATGTTGCTGCAGTCACACCTGCTCCAGTTAGTCTTAATGCATAAACAGCACTTGCTTGAGTAGCACTAACAACTGTAGAAGAAGCATTTTCTTCTGGATTCTTTACAAGACCAACTCTTGCAAATTGTTGTCCTGTAACAAAATCAGGGTTAGAATCATCATTCTCAATACGAGAATAAACTAGAACTCTAGTTGCACCCAATTCTCTATAAATGTCAGCACCATGTCCTCCCTGAGGTGGAATGATAACATTAAAAACAGCATCAGTACTACCAGAAGTATTGGTAATACCACCTGCTTCTAGATCAACTGTACCATAAGTATATCCATCACCACCTTGTGTAACACTAACAGCAGATACTTGACCAGAAGAGTTAACAGTTACAGAACATTTTGCATTGTTTCCATTTCCATTAACAGGAACATTGGTATAAGTAGAAGCATTACCGTAACCAGCACCTCTATTAGTAATAACAATATTCTTTAATTGGTTTCCACTAAGAGCAGCGTTACCTCTTACTGCAGTAATATTTGCATTAGTGGTTGTTTCCCAATCATCAGGAACTGGGATAAAATTAGTTGATTCAAATTTGACAAGATCTCCAGGGTTAATAGTATAGAGATACTTCCAAAGATAACCATCACCACTAGTACCAGCAGCCTTTGGTTCCAAATCTGTGTGAAGAGGTTCATCAAGAGACGGTTTACCTAATAAGTTATCTGGATCAAAACCATTAGCAACACAAATATAAACTCTATAATCACTATTCATTACATAGTAATTTGCACCATATAAATTTGATGCTCCAGTTTGTGCAGCAGTATTACTTCTACTATAATCGTCTCTATAATAATCGTATGTTGTACCAGAAGTCCAAGCAAGTTTTCTTACAACTCTCTTTACATCTCCAGCATTTATTTTCTTCAATGCAATCATAGTATCCCAATACCTATCCTCTTGATGGAAAGAATCTTTAGGATCAGGAACATTACTATCCCAATCTGACTGAACATCAGTTGCGTTCGGCAGATTAATAAAACTATAATAACTATTCGTAGTCGTCTTAATACCTGCTGCAAAATTAGCGGCATTCAAGACCCTTAGTTGATCTGTTATAATAGCAGACATTTACTTAGACTTTTTTTCTTTATTTAGTAAGAACGTTTGATGTTTTTAATTCTGCGAATTACAGGGGCAGTTGATAGCCCAGTAATACCATCATCAGTAACAATACTGAACGCATGTGGGTCACTATCTCTAGTAACATTAGTCAATTTACCGAAAGTATAATTACCAAAGTAACTATTAATTCCAGTAGTAACACTTTCTGTAGAAGATACACTAACTGTGACTCTTTGAACCCCAGTTGTACCAACTCCTACTACATAATTTTCACTATATGAAACAGACATGGCCTCATATATGTTATCTATAAAGGTAGATCCAATGCCAACAGTACCAATACCAGTTCCAGTACCGTAGGATGTTAATCCAATACCAGTATTAGAATTATGTACCATAAATTTATCACCTGCTGTTAATGCAGTTATAGTCACTGCAGTACCAACTCTGGTAGCATCTCTGAATAATTCATTTACATATAAATCAAACACTAATCCAGTGGATGCAACTCCAACAGTAGTAGCAGCAATACCAGAAATAAATCCAAAGTCTCCTTGTATAGTAGGAGTTCCAAGTGTATCAGCAACACCAGTTGGTTCTCCAATTAGAACTAAAGGTGTAGTTGTATTAGTATAACCAGCACCAACTTCATCAACAGTTAGTGTATTAACTGTTCCAGCAGCACTGACTGTAGCAGATGCAGTTGCAAGTGTACTTACACCAAAGTATGTACTAATAGAAACTGTAGGTGCTTCAGTATATCCCATACCTGCATTTGTCAAATCTAGACTAATAGTTCCTGTGTCAGAAACGATAGCAGTTGCAGCAGCAGAAATCTTAGGTCCATTTTCATCAACAATAACTAAATTCAATTCAGATCCTGTGTATCCTTCCTCATTATCATCAAATAATGGACGGAGACTTTCAACATAGATTGTTGTAGAACCAACACCAACATTACTGATAATTCTAGTAGAAGGAGTAATAGCAGATTCATTGATGATTCTTGCTTTAGACACATATACACCATCAACAACAATATCATCTTTTTGCTTGATCCACGTCATAGGACGTTCCATAGCAGTATTGGTGGTGATACCAGGACCAAAGTACTGAATCGTGCTGAACTTATCGGAGGTTTGAATACCACTAACAATACGTTCAGTTTGATCAAATCCAAAGGTTGAAGACTTAGTGGCTTCATCACGAAGACGAATCTTATCACCTTTCTTTATAGTTTCAATAATATCAACAAATACAGAGTCTGTAGCAGATCCTTTAAAGTAATAAACCTTTAAACTATCTCCTTCTTTAGGTGCTTCAAGGAAGTCAATAACACTACCACCCTTAAACTCATAAGAAACACCAGGATCTTGTAAAATATCATTAATAAAGATAAGTAAATTATCTTGAATTCTAATAGGTGATCCTTTAGCAGATCTAAGTGAAACAGGAACTCCTGCCTTGTTTATTGTAAATGATTTTTTAACTCCATCAAAGAATGGACTAAAGTTATCAAGTACTTCTAATTGTCCAAATGTCCAACCAGAGAAACTATCATCATGAACTGATTCAATAATGATGCGGAAATCTTTAAAGTTTGCAGGTGTACCAGTTGTTGGAATACCAGTAAAGTTTGCAGTATTAGCAGGAACAGTTAATACATCACCAACGGCATAGTTACGTCCAGTATTATTAATCCTAAATTGAGTTACACTATTACCTAAACCAACTGTAATATCAACGGTAGCATCTACTCCACTTGTAGTAGAACCACCAGCAGCAACTAAAGGTACATTATCATATCCAGTAGGTGCATCAATAAAAACTTTAGGTGGATTTTCAAAAGTATATCCAGCAGCCACAGCATTTGTAACTCCAATACTTACAACGTATCCACTTTCAACAACAGCAGTACCAATAGAAACAATATTTGGATATCCAGTAGCACCTGAAGTACCTACTCCAACATAAACAGTTTGAATACCAATTCTATATCCACTACCACTATTACCAATAGATATTGACTCAATAGTTCCTAACCCAGAAATAACAGCAGTACCACCAGCAGCAACTAATGGTTGATATCCCATTCCTTCTGATGAACCAACATTAACAAGAATACCACCTCTAGGAAGAGTACCAACATTCAAATCTGCTGTTACTGATGAAGCAGTTCCTGTAAATGTAATGGATGATATTCCACTAGTATCTTCAGTTAAAGTGTAGTCAACATCTGGACCTTGGAATATCTCATTTAACAAGAATACACCATTATTAGTAGAGAATCCAACAACATTTGAAGTTGAACTTGTTAACGTAAATGTCTTAGCAATACCAGTAAAATCTTTAGAGATAGAATCAAAGAGGAGGTTATCATTGTAAGCCTCATTATCATCAGACTCTGCAGTTCTGATAAATGATCTTCCTTGGAAAGTAGAACGTGTTTGTAATCCAGCATAGCCCTCTTCACCATAAGGAGGTTCTACAAAGTTTAGTGAATTACCTAATATGGTGTAATTACCATCATACTTAGTAACTACAAGATTATTACCAGAAGATACTGTATGAACTCCAAGATCACTACCCAACCATCCTCTATCCACTAATAACTGATTTGCAATACCAGCGTATCCAGTAGATTTAACTCTCATATATTCATCATCAACTTTTATTATCTCACCACCAACCATTGAAGCAACGTTTGTTATCTGAGCATTAACCTGCGAAGCATTCATGGTGCTAACCAATCCAACAGTAACACCAGTAGAAACAATTGGTGATTGGATATTGTTATCAAGAGCAATTAAACACTTAGTGTCTTGCTTATGAGATGTAATAGAATGACTATTACCAGTTCCAACTGTAGTAAATCCAAGAACTGTTGGAGGTGTTGCAAGAGCATCAGATGCAGTAGGTGCTAATCTAATCAAATCTTCACTAACTTTAACAGCATAAACCGTAGTTCCAATTACACCACCAACTGTAGCAATACCAGCTCCATCATAAGCATATGTAAGTTTCTCACCACTAACTAAGAAATGATCTGCAAGTTGAATGGTATTTGCATCAATACTAATAACTGAAGTATCAATTTCAGGATCCCAAACCTTTCTAAAGATTGGCCTGTTTCTATGAGTAAGATTAAAGTTACGTTTAACAACAGAAAGAGTACCACTATAAGTACCTTCCCCAGTACGGAATTGACCAATTGAATTACCATCTCCTATTCCAAGAGTAGTAATACCACTAGATCTTTGATTCTCTACAGTTTGTCCATATACTCTTACCTTAGTTGCTATGTTTTCATTTGGTGTAAAGTAAACACAGAAATCACTACCTGAGAAACCAGCACCAACAGTTCCTAATCCAACATCCAATCCATTGCCATCATCATCATAGGTAAGAACTTCACCATACTCTGAAGAATATGCTTGAGCAATTATACCATCACTGGATTGAGAAACAAGCATTTCTCTAAGAGATGCTTTACTGTTAGTTGTATCTTCTACATTGATTATGAAATGAGCACCTTCATACTCTGTGCTTGTAAATCCACAAATATTATTTTGTCCAGGAGTTGCAGAAGCAGAAATAGAAGTATAGAATGACTCCATCATTCCTTCTACTAGTGTTGTAGAACCAACTCCAGTAGCATTGGAATTAAATTCATAATCAACAATCTTAACTGCACATGTAGTATTAACACCAGCATTTGGATAGAAATTTAAATTAGTTGGTCCATTTGTTTCAACTCCAAATGTTCCAATCATTCCTCCACTACAGAAAGCACCATAATCAACAAATCCTGTACCAGAATCATTACCACTATTATCATGAACAATATTAATTTCTGCTAACTGATGAGTAGCAATACCAGCAGTAGTTTGCACAACTTCAACTATTACTTTATTAGCCGCAGAGTTAGTTGAACTAATGCCAAGAATACTACTTGCTGCTCCAATAGCAGTAGTCGTCGTAAATCCAGTAATTGTGACTAAATCTCCTATAGATGTAGATCCAATTCCAGTAACAGCACCAGTTCCAACACCAGACATTCTATTAAAGTCAACAGAAATAAAATCAATAACATAGTTGTTTAATTCAAATTTAGTTGGATAGAAATTAAGGTTAGCAAATGCACCACTAAAGACATAATCAAAGTATCCTAAGAAACCAGAACTATCGATGCTATACTGGTTAATATATGCATAAGTACCATCTTGGACAACATTGAAGAATCCAGTTTGAGTCTCCCCAGTATAACGTGTATCTTTTACATGATAGAAGTATCTGTGGGCAGAGAAGGTATCTTTGTTTACAAAATCAAACTTCTCAAAGGGGTCTGTTCTAGGAGTGCTGGAGAATAAATCGCCAACATCATCAATTGATAGAACTCTGTTAGTTCTTGCTTCCTCATAATCAGTAAGAATCTTATTATCTAAAACAATCTCTTTAGAAACAGTTATTTGATTGGCACTACTAATACCAGCAACTTCAACACTTAATTCTGAAGCATTATCAAAATCTAATTTAGTACCAACATCACTCACTGATGATAAATCAACTTTAATATCTACTGTTTGAATACCAACAGATGCAGAAGCAGCACCTCTACCAGGATTAGGGAATCCTACTCCTCCAGTTCCATACGAACCATCACCTTGCTCATCTGCATCATTCGGTCTTCCATCAAAAGATTCAATCTCCATATCAGAGAACTTTTTAAATCCACTAGTATGAGTTATTTCACTAACTACATCTTTCCAAGTAGAATACTGAACAGGTGATTTGATTGAATATGCAAATGATTGATAATAATCATTATCAGGCATTCTCTGTCTTGAATCATTTAAGAACCCAGTTATATTTTGATTTCCTTGTCTTTGTTCTACAAGAGGCCCTACATCAAAAGTAGATTCAAAATTCTCAATTGATTGTACGAATCCAACTTGATTAGATGAATCTCCTTCAATTTGCTTACCTTCTTCAAATACATCACCAGTAGCAACTCTTAATGTATTATTATTTCTATTCCATCCAATTACAGTACCAGTCTTAGTTCCAGTAAGAGTTTCTTGAGTAATTTTTTCTTTAATATTAAAATCACCCTTTAAAGTCACTGGTTCAAAACCAGGAAAATGTTTTTCTGGTATTATCCTACCAGCAGATGCATCTGGGTCATATTCGCCAGGATTATCATTTTCTAGAACAAAAGTAACTTTAGGATCAGCACCACCAAAGTTAGGCGTAATAGAATTAAGAGTAAAGAGGTTATAATCATATTCACTAGAGTTGTATCCAAATCCAGTAGTAGCAATACCGACACCTTCAATTAAAACTTTATCACCAACAGCAAATGGGAAGTCTTGTCCTACAGAGAAATCAGTATCAAGAGTAAGTTCTACTGTTGCAGAAGTAGTTGTAAATCCAACAGTTTCAATACCAACTCCATTAGAATTATGAATAGGTATTATGGTTGGTTTAGGATCTTGAAGTCTCTTAGTATTTTCCTTAATACTAGCACTCGAAACACCAACTGATCCAGTTACTTCAGTAGTAATATCACATTCATCTAAAATTGATCCACTAACTCTATCCTTAACAATCAACTTTGGTGCAATAGAATAATTATGTCCACCAGAAGTAATTCCAATATGATCTAAGGTTCTAAACCTATCAATTTTAAATAGACTTGGTAATGCTCCAGTTGGACGTAAAGTTTTGTCATATGGGAATTCATAACCAGGATTGGTAATATGTGTTGTTTGTACTTTACCAATAGAATTACTTTCTACTCTTAAGATGCAACCATTGCCATAAGTTGTAGCAGCAGTTCCCGTAAATGTTCTACTTACAGTAGAAACTCCAGGAATACTATTATAACCATATCCTTTATTGGTTATCTTAATATCTGCAATAGGCCCTAAAGCACCAGCAGAAGAAGTTTCATATGATAAACGAGCAGTTATATTTGTATAACTTGCTGTTTCTGGTTCATTTGGAATATTAAAACTAAACGTTGTTGATCCTACAGAAGATATCTTAAAGTTACCATCATAAAGAGAATCAACTAACTTGATAGTATTATAATTATTAACCGTTTTATCAACATCAATTTCAGATTGAACTGTAGTAATTCTATCTGGATTAACAGGAGTTAAATTGTAATAAAGTATTTCAGGAGTCTTAGCATTAGTCTGTAATAATACTTTTCCTCCAGTTATACCAACACTTCCACTAGAAGTAACATCAAATTGATCAGGTGTTACTGTAAGGAATTCGTGTTTAAAATCTTGATCTCTATAGAAATTAACTGAGAACGCTGAATAAGTTGTACCACCTGAAACATTTCCTAAGGAACTATCAGCAACATTAAGTTCTAATTTTTGCCCTCTCGTAACTGTAAGAAGAGGGTTAATAGGAAGAAGAGAATGTGTTACTGCTCCTCCAGTAGAAGCTAAAGAAACTGCTAATGGATATTGAATATTAGCATTATAAGAATTTGATGCTAATCTTAGTTTATCTGAACTATCTTTAATTACATAATATGATGTATTAGCACTTAAACCAGATACCACACTGGTTGATTCATATATGACTTGATCTCCAGTATTAAGACCATGATTTGTAATACTAATAGTATTATTAGTGGTATTAACATCTCCTTGTACGAAAGTTGATAATCCTACTGTAGTCTTTCTATTATAATCATTATACTTAACAGTATATGATGTAGTAATTCCAGGTAATGCATCTAAGAATACTGTATCACCAACTCCAAGACCATGAGCAGTAGTAGCAGTTGCAGTAACTACAACTTTCTCTAATATACCAGTTAACTGAGTATCTTGAGTTGTTAATGAATGAGTTACTCCAGTACCAACACTATGGAAATAAAGTTGTTCTGCAGCAGTTGAAGCAACACCAACAAAGACACCTTCAGATCCCATTCCAACTGGCATTGATGTTAATCCAATTATATTCTGCCCCAAGTTAATTGAATATACTTGACTAGGAAGATTGAAGTTATTAATACCATCAGTAGAAACTGATACAACAGTTCCACCACCAGCAGAATAAGTTAAAGAATCTCCAGTAGTAAACTCATGATTTGAAATATAAATTGATCTTGATGGAATAGCAACAGAAGTACCAACACCAACTGCTAAACCAGGAGCACTTACAGATATAACACTATTAATTCCAACCCCTGCAGTAGTTCCTAGACCTACTACTTCTGATGGATTAAAGTAAGTGCTCTTTTGAAGTTTAATTTCTTTATCTGTGTTAACACCAGCATTAATAGTAAGAGCTCGTGGTTTTTCTTCAATAATTGATCCTTGAGTATAAGCAGTTCCTACTGTTCCACCATATTCTCTTATTACTCTAATTCTAGAATTAAACTCATCAACGTTTACAACATATAATTGTTCTGATGATATACCAATAACATCATCTGATTGTAAAACAGAAGGATCACCGTTAATAGAAATAAAGGTAACTATACCAGTGGTTCCTGTACTACCAATACCAGTAGCTAATTTAAACATTGATGTATTAACACCAATAGTATAAACACCATCAATATTAATTATAGATTGAGATGATATTCCAGAGACAGTAATAAAATCACCGTTTTTGAAGTTATGAGGTGCAGGAGTTCTAGCAACAATTGTCTTTTTATCATTAAGTACTTCAAAAGTAACATTTTCTTTCTTAGTAGTAGAAGAAATTATTTTAACTAATTTCTTTCCACCAATCTTAGTTACTTTTGATGATGCATTAGAACCACCAGTTTCTGTGTTATCAAATACTATTCTATCACCAACTTTATAGTCAACTCCACCCGATTCAACATTAACAGACTCTATACCTCCAGTAGCTGCATAAACTATGGATGCAAAATCATCAATATTCTTATCTGGACGTTTTACATATTCATAATCACTAGCATTAAATGAAAGTTTATATGGATAGATGTTTCTTACGTATCCACCTTTATCTAAATCAACTTTAGTTGTTATTGAGTCTGGACTAAAGTTATAAGTATCTGGTTTAGACTTAAATGCCTCTCCAACTGCATAAGGGAATACTGGAGTAAAATACTTATCAAAAGTAGCGTCCTGTTGAGAAGAACTATCAATAGTTGCAAAGTATGCGTAAGTACCTTCTGGATAATCAGGAGTCTTACAAAAACGACCATTATACTTGTCTAAATCACCTTTATTAGTAAATATATAATCATTAGTGAATGAACCCAACTCCCAGTCACCAACACTAGGACCAAGTTGCCTAGTAGCGTTTAATTCATAACCAGGAACCATTCTTCTAATAGTACCTCCATCAATATTAGCAAATCCATAAGGACCATAGATTGGATTACCATCATATGCAAATCCTAATATTGGTGAATGATTTGAAGATACTTCTTCAGCATTTTCATACTCTAAATCATATGTACCATAATCTTTCTTACCATTTAACTTAAGAGAAGGAAGCATTTCTCTTAATTTTCTAGGAGCGTATAAATGAGTAAATTGTGACCCAAATGTCGCAGTGCTAGGCTCCATAAAACCATCATCTAGTTTTATGAGTGATTTGTAGCGTTTTACATTATCTAACTCCCATGCCTTAACTTGAGGTTCAATAACAGGGGTTCTACCAGCAGCGTCTACAGCAGTTTCTACGCTTAGGAAAGATCTATCCGTAACAAATCCAACACCACCACTTACAACGGTCACAGAGGTGATTACACCGTCCTCTATGACTGGAGTTAGAGTTGCATAAGTACCAATACCAGATGTAATGATTTCTGGAGGAGAATTGTATCCAGTACCCCCTCTAGTAACGATTACCTGATCAATTTTACCATCTTGGACAACTGGTCTAAGTTCAGCACCAGATCCAGCAAGGAAATCAATACTTGGTGTTCTGTTATAACTTACAATAGAAGAATTACCATATCCTGTTCCATTTTGAGTTAAATCAACAGAAGTGACAGATCCTCTTACAACAGGGATCATAGTTGCTTGATAATCACCTAAAGATGAAGATACACCAAGTTCTCCACTTATAGAAACTGATATTGGTTGATAATTGAAGATATGAGTTCCAACTCCAACTCCAGTAAACTTAACATAAGTTCCATTATCATATGACTCTGTTAAAGTGCCTCCAACACCAGCAAGAGCAACTCTAAAGTTATTTTTATCAACAATAATGGCCTGATATTGTGTTGTAGTTACTAAACCACTAATTGGGGTTCCTGTAGTTTCATAAGTTAAAATTTCACCATTTTGATATCCATGATCTTTAATATTGATGGAATTAATAGAAGTATTAATTCCTGTAACAATAACACTTCTTTTTTTATACTCATAACCAGTTCCTGGATTGGTTATGAAGATTTTATCAACAATATTCTTCTTAGAAACACTTTCAAACTTTTGAGTACCTGATCCTTTATCAGAAAGGTCTACGGTGTTAATACCTGCAATCGCATCATCATAATGAGAGTGTAAAGTGATAGCAGTATTACTAGAAAGACCTACAAAGTAGACTGATCCATCACCCAAGGTTGTTGTACCTGTTCCAACAGCAGTACCATTATTTTGACGATAAAATACTCTTTCACCACCATTGAATAAATGATATGTTGTAAAACCAACTATATTATCACTTGTATTAATACCAACTATTACGTCTAGAGAAGCAGAATGTGTTCCCTGCTTCATTTTAGCTTCTGCTTTAGCACCAACACCATTACCACCACTAATAGTGATTTGTGGTTGTTCTAGATAATCAAATCCAGCATATTTTACATCTATTCTTTCAAAAGAACCTTTTACATTAACATGTCCAGTAGCACCAACACCTGCATTATCAGTAATGAGCAATTCTGGTGGATTTATAATATCATGTCCAGATCCACCATTTAGAACGTTAACTCCTTCTAGTTCTCCATAGTAAATAGCATCTCTTGACTTATAATTTGCAAGTTCAACTCCATTTACAAACATACCCGTTTTTTCACCAGGTATTGTTGTAAATTCATCGCCAGAAGAATCAAATACAGGTTCAGAGAACCTTCTTACCAATCTTTGTGAATCAATTGCTTTATCTTGTAGTCTACTTGCGAATTCATGTGTAGTGATACCAGCACTATTACCAGTTAGATCAATAAATTTACCAGCATCAATGTTTGCACGAGAATATGCTAATTTAAAGGATTGGTCATCAATTTTAAATGCAAAGTATGAACCTTCAGTTAAAGGAGAAAGTGGTAAAGTAGTTGTAGAGGTGGAAACAACTCCATCAATCAAAGCAGATGTTGTTGTTGTACCTGGAACATAATAAACTTCATCGCCAGTAATAAAGTCATGACTTCTAGAAGTAGATATTGTTTCGCCAGCAAAAGTAGCAGCAACTTTTACCGAAATACCTCTTAAATCAGCATTAAGTTGTTGATTAGCATAGAATGGAATAGACGCAGAAGTTACATAAGTTTGATGTTCTGGTTTACCTTCAATAAAATCATGTGAAGCATATGTATGAGTTGGCCCCACCATTTTCCTACCATTATGCTCATGATAAGGTCCAGCGTAAGGAACTCCACTAACAATACCAACTACATTTAAATCATATGCATTAGAAACATTTGAACTAAACTTGTAGGTTGGTTGCTTGACAGCAGGAAGTACTTCAGCCCTTATTAATTCATTCCTTCCTTTAAATATATGTGCTAGATCTATAAAACCAACACCACTAAGAATTGCAATCTTATTAGAAGGTACATCAACAACTTCTGCACTACTTTCTGCAAGAGTTGTTTGGTCAATAAGAGTTATTTTATCACCAATATACAAAAGATGTACTTCTGGACAAGTAATCTTAATATTACCGTTACCAATATCTTCAACAGTTTCTATATTGAAAATATTAGGAACATTATAAATCCACTCTGTAAATGATTTATTTGTATCTTCTAAAATACCAAGGTTTTGTACATCAATAGAATCCCCAGTAACCATTTGATTACTTGGTCCAGGAATTACAAAGTCAGAAACAACACCTGTGATTCTTACAGTTATTTTATTTCCATCATCATCATATCCGTAAATGCTGGATTTTAATCTAACTAAAGCATCTTTACTGATAGCAGAAGTATTACCCGAAAGTCCTAAGAATTGAGTTGTAGTAATACTAGTATATTTGACTTCTTTTGAATTAATTATTAAAGTTCCTGAAGAAGGGAATCCAACAGTAGAATCAACGTAAATTGTATTAGAATTAGAAATCTCACTAGTTACAGTTCTTGTAGTAGGAGTAACACTAAATTTACCGTAGATAGAACCAGACTCACTAATATCTTTATCAGAACCAGCATCTAGACTTATTTGATATAATGTATTTCCTTCTCTATTGTATGAGATAACGTTAGCAATTGAACCATATGAATAGTTAAGAACGCCAGGAACTGCATCCTGATATAATGTCTGTCCAATAAGTTTATAAGGATCTCCAGAAAGAGAAACTACCACTAAGTCTTCTGTTATTCTATAATCTGCATCAGAAGGTTTGATTGTATTCTCATATGGTTTTACAATCGTTGCCTTTGAACCATAAAGAGCACGAAACAAAATCTCAAATGAATCATCAGTACCTTTTGTTGTATAAAGGTCTTTAGCCTGCTTTGCAAAAAGAGATTGGTCAAGTCCAGTAACAAAAGATCTATCCTGCAAACCAGGAACATATAATTCCTTATATTTTCTGAAAAACTCAATAAGGAATAGATTACTTAAATTAGTTACTACGCTATCATCAACGTGTGCTGCAGAAGATGATGTAGTAAATGTAACTCTATCACTTTCGTCATTATTGAACAAAGATGTAATCGCACTAAAAGCACGTTTACAATCAAAGAATTGTCTTTTATCTTTACTAGTATATGTTATTATCTCATTATCAATTTTTAAATATCCGTAACGATCTGGAAAACCAACTGTAGAGTTAACTTCAATAGTAGTACTAAATGCAGTTATTGCCCCATCTAGATTAGTAGATGTGACAAGATCCTGTTGACGAAATGAATCATTCTTAATATATTGATCTAAATTCTCAGCAAGATCTATAGGTGCTCCTTGTGCTTCTTGTGATTTATAATATTGCTGTAAAAATTCTCCAAACAGGGGAGACTCACTTCTAATTTGTTCAGGAATCTGATTAGAGACTACCGAATAAGTTTTGGCTCTTGTTTCTATCATTAGTATTAATATCCGCCGTTGGATGAACTAGCTGTTACTTCAGTAGAATTGAATGTTGTAGAAGTGGTATAAGTGCTTGCATAAGAAGTATCAACTTCCTGTACAGTATACGCTTCAGTACCAGTTATTGTTGAATACTGTGGTAATCCTCTTACTAAAGGAGATTCACGATCATCTCTTCCGTTAGGGAAACTAGAACTAACAATATAATTAGATCCAGATATGTCAGCACCAGAAGATATAGTATCAGAAACCATAGTAACCAAACTGTTACTATTATCTAGTTGCAAATAAAGATCCTGTAATCCAATTACATCATAGGATTTAGGTGTACCACTGATTTGTACGAGTGGTTGATCAGTACTTAATACAGTAGATGTAATAATCAATGCATTAAGTAGTATTTCACCTTTAGTGTAATCTATTGTTCCAATATTGTTTCTAACTACAGCAACTTGATTAGAAGCAAGTAGTTTGAATAAAATTACTCTTCCACTCTTCCTATCTGCATTAGGAATATCAGAAAGATAAACAATTCCACTTATACCACTTACAGTAAATCCAGAAGACTTAATATTATAACCATTTAATGAATTAACATTAAAAGCATTACCATAACAAAGTTCATATGTTGCTAAATCTGACAAAGCAGGCCTTAAATCCCTTCTCATAGAGATTCTAGTAATATTAGAGGTAATAGCACTATCAGTTTTATCAATTAAGTTCAATGCCTTAGAGAACTTAAATCGTGCTCCAAACGTGTTTAAATCACTTGACCTAGCATAAGTATCTAAGGTATTAACAACCTCTGTCTTAAGAGCATTAATGCTATTTGTAGCATTAGCATTGTAGTATACGCTACTATCCATTTCAACATAAAGATATTTAAGATCTATTATGTTTGGAAGAATCCCAGCTACTGTATAACGCTTTAATTTGTTCTTAAGTTCAATCTTTTCAATTTGAGACAAATATTTACCATTTTTGGGTTTTATACTAATAAAGACCCTACCATACTGTGGAGGACTTGTATCTTCGCCTCCATAAACAGAAACTGATTCTGTATTAGCGTAAATCTTGGTAACAATTGCTTTATAGTCATCTGCAGTCACCGCACGGTTCTGAGCAGAGTAAACTAAAGGTGCATATTTCTTAATTGACTGAATTGACTCAATTGTAGATCCATTTTCTGCTTTTTGAGTCGTTGTAAGTAAAGAAATTCCGTCAGTTACTGTAACTCCTGAATTATCTTGAATAATTCCAGTAAATGTAAAGGAATTTACTCCATTTGAATCTTCACCACTAGTAGAAATGTAATTTACTGTTATAAAATTAGAATCTTCAAGTTTTTTACCAAATTTTCCATCTCCAAAGAGTATTTCATACTTTTCATCAGCAACTTCTTGTAAAAGGAAGATTAAAGATGTGTTTGTAACGTCAACAATGTTATTAGTTAACTTATAAATCGTTCTTAGGTTAGTTGCAGTGCTATTTGGTGATACAGATACCTTAATTGTTGATGTATCTACTCCTTGGTTGGGTAAAATAAACTTTTCAATAGGAACATTGTCTCCAGTCTCCCTATATGTGAAAGTTTTAGTTAAATATGACCCTTCTTTAATATTGACATCAGTAAAAGTTGCAATATTATCAACAACAGGTACTGTTACATCATCCATTATTGCAAAACTATAATTTTCACTTGCAAAAGTGTTAGAAACAGCTACAACTCCTGCTTTTAATGTTAAAGTTAGAGGTTGTACTGAATATCCAGACGTATCAACGAAAAAACTTACCTTCGCAGTTGCTGCTTGCTTCGATCTAGGTGTATATCCGACGTTACGAGCCAAAGAAGCAACGTTTTCTCTTAAAGTTGCACTATCAATAAAGACTTCGTTAGCAACCATGTTGCTATTATACGCAGTAATGTAAGAATTATACGCAAGAGTGTCTATTAGGACCGACATATTCGATCCTTCAAAGTCAAAATCGGTAAAATTAGAATTTGCCCTCAAATAATCTTTAATCTGAGTCTTTATTTGATCAAAATCTAAATTTGTAAATTGAGTTAATGGCATTTATCTAAATGATTCTAATAGAAAATTGAGTGATTGAGGTTGAGCATCAATCCCAACAATATCATAAACAATAGTTACATCAAATGCGTTAGAATCATAGTAAGGAATGACATCTACATTCCTTAATTTAACTCTTGGCTCAAAATTATCAATGGTTTCAGTGATTTCTTCACTTATAAGCGATGCCGATGAAGTATCCATCAGTTCAAATAGACTTTCACCCAACCTTGAACCCAAAAATGGGTTAAAAGGACGTTCCTGTAAATGTGTTAGTACTAAATTCTTGACAGAGCGAGCTATCGCATTCTCATTCTTAAGGGGAATCACGTCCCTAGTGACAGGATGAGGTACGAAAGACAGTGAAATGTCCTTAAAAGTACGTGAGACTCGTTGGACAGGCATTATACGCTAATATTTTTTATTATTTAGCGTGTTTATTAGGATTCCAAAGTTCTCCGTCTTGTGCATATGGATCTTCATCCTCTAAATTCTGTATTATTGCCCTTTCATGGAGTTCTCCATCATGGATTCTCTTCTTTCTAGGGGTTAAATCGTCTTCCCATATCTCTCTCAGCATCTTGTTATGCTGATCAGCTGCTAAGTTGTCTAAAAAATCGTTTTGAGCTTCCATTTTAGTTAGAATTCCAACGTGGACCAGATTTATCTGCAGTACTATTTACATTTCTGTATTCGCAATCAACTAATTTACCATTTCTTTCTGCAACATATATCCTATCATAGCATTCAAACCCACTCTCTTCTAAGAATTTATCTAACTCTTCACCTGTATTAGCATTTTCATAGTCTTCTGACTCATCATACTCTGCATAGATGAAATCTACGTTCTTTAAATGATCTCCAGCACTCTTAAGTACCTTTAAATCATTACCTTGCGTGTCGGTTTTGAGTACTGATACCTTTTTGTATTTTAAATTATCTAAAATTGACGCTAAACTAACTGTTTCGACGGTATATACCCTGTCAACGAGGTTTTCAAAACGTCCAATTGGTCTACAAAGAGAACTAGTGCCAGGATCTCCACTAAGTCCGTAGAAATCTTTTTCTCTGGATTGATCGACATCAGAAATAGCAGCTTCAATAAGGTAACATCTATCCCCCGCATCGAGAGTCTCCAAGTGCGAGCAACAAGATTTAAAGTTATTAGGATGTGGTTCGATTCCAATAACATAGACGTTTGGGTCATTACGTAACCATTGGGTAGCGTTAGGCATATTAAAAGAGAGACCTACATCAAAGCGGAGTGTTAATCCGCTTTTGAGTTTCTCGTTGATTAAATCATAATCTATCATCCTTGTCCCCTATATCTCTTTGCTGCTTTGTTTCGAGACGAGGCCGCATATTTGGTGTGCTTGCCTCTTCCTTGCCGAGTTTTCTTCGGACGTGCCTCCTTAATCTCGTTCCCTAGAACTCCAGTAGACTTTGCCATAATTTAAAGTACCCTTGTTTTTTCATGTCCAACACGTATCCGAGGATCGCACCAGATCTCATAGTTTGCTTCAATAGCATCTAAACAGAAACTAACGTCTTCTCCGCACATGTCTTGAACAGCACCTGATTCAAACACTTGCATCTTTGGAGCAAACCAAGGATACTTAATGTTCTCGTCTTCAAAAACACCATTCCTAATCATGACCCAACCGAAACCAGTGTAGTCTACGGTGAAAGGCTTCTTACGCTTAGAGATAGTCTCTACGGTTTCGTGGTTCATAACTCCACCGTTCTTACGGAAGTCGTCTTCCTCTAACCAATGTGCAACAGAAGTAGTCTTACCATCTTCAGTAGCATACCATCCAGCAGTGATACCTCTTTCGTCACCTTCAGCAGGTACGGCAAGGTCACATAACTGCCAGAACTTTTCTGATGTGAATACGATGTCACTATCAATCCACAACTGATAGTCATACTCTAACTTACCATCCCAAGGTTTTTGATCAGGACCACGTAGTACATTAGCACCTAATACCTTACAACGTGCAAAGTTAACCATAGAGGAGTAGTCCTGACTAATCTGGATACTCATATTGTTCTGAACCATGTCGAAGCAGAGCTGAACGAAGTTCTTTAAAAAGACAAAAGAACATCCTCTGCCTGGTAGACAGAAGACGATCTTCTTTCCCTTCATTCTAGCTTTAATAGCATCTATATCCCACTCTGCTTCTTTCTTTTTTGGAGCAGATGCTTTAACAGTAAATCCTTTGGCCATGAATAATTAACTCATCACATTCATTATACACGGTATATATGGTATTTGTCAACTAAGTTCCTTTATTTTATCTATCCAATATTCCCTATCTTCATCACTTATCCAAGGATTATGTTTTTGTATATGTGCATGTTTTAACCAATCTTCCTTCTTCCAATCTTTCTTAGGACCAAGATGATGTTTTAACATTAATAACTATCGTCTCCTGAAGGTAGAGATAAGACTCTCTCAAAACTTAAACCTGCTTCTTTACCTAATGGTGTGCTAGGGCCACACATACTGTTCAACATATTCCATCTTACTTCAAAGTCCTCTTCACTTAGATTGTGAAAGAGGACTTCTCCCTTGGCGTATATGTGGTAACTAAACTCTGTCATAGTCATCTTCAATCCTCACGATGTCTTCTTCTATACATTCCTCACCTACCTGAACTTCGATAATAGTAAGACCTTCTTCACCTGCCATGATACGATGATTCACCTTAGTGGGAATGTAGAAGTATTTACCAGGATAAGCTTTTAACGTATCTTCTCCAAGTATAATCTTACCATACCCCTGAACACATACCCAATGCTCACACCTTTTATAATGATACTGTAAAGATAACTTACTATTAGGATTTACGATTAACCTCTTTAACTTATACCCATCTTCTTCAAAGTGGTCTTCGTAAAATCCCCAAGGGCGGAAAAATCTATACATGAAAAAAATATTGGGCGGGGTTTTTTATATAGAAAAATATTTGAAAGAAATTTTATATGCTAAAAGCAGACTTTTGTAGGTTAGCATTAGGTACTTTTTTATAACGCATCGGGACGGGCGGCGGCATCAACGAACGGCGCAATACTGTCATATCTGATTATAACATAAGCACTGCAATCTGTCAACTAAATGTTAAGAACTGTCCATATCAATTGTTATCAATTAGGCCATAAGATTGCTCCCATAAAGTATCAATGTCCACTGACAAATTCTCGACGGTAACTGTTAGTTTCTCTTTGTCATCGTTTATATCAAATAGACTGTGGTAATCTATCTGGTTTGGATGAAAAGAACTGCCGTCAATCTCAAAGTCTAAAGTAACACGAATACGCTGTAAATCATCAGACGAGTTAGTGTACATAACCTTCGAGTGATTGTCCTATACTAATTATAACTTATAAGACTGCTAATTGCAACCCCCTATATGTTACAAACCGTGTAGCGAGTAGTTGACAAGAACTCCGTTCCATGTTATGCTCGCTAAGATCACTATAAGATCAGACGATTAACAGGGTATTTATAACACTTTCTTAAGACAATATTCTATTATCTATAAACAACTCTATTATGATTAATTAAACGTTTTTAACACATTTTCCACTACTTTTCCACAGAAAATGATAGTTTTCCACAGAAATACCCCCATAGTTGTTGTTACTCACTAGGGGGCAATTCATGCTTTCTAACTGTTATCGAATACTTGTAATCTTTGAACAAATTCATTAACATTAGTGTGTTAGATTTGCCCCATGAATCTATACAATATTCTGATACAAATCCGTTGACTATGTTATCCTTACTGTGATAACAGAAAGTGTATATTAACCCATCCCAATCTTCTGTTACATTGTTGTTAATGAGGCCTTCAGATTGATCGTTGAAAATATTCAGTTGAGTAGGGATTTGGTCTTGATTTGACATACTTTAGTTGACTCCAATTAGCATCGTTACATAACAATAATGTATGGATATATTTGTGCTTTAAAGTATTATGTTTCTGTTTAAATTTGTCTGATGTTTTGCATACTGGTTTCTCTCTAATTGCAACCTCTATTGTTAAGTATCTTGTGTGCGGTTTAAATCCTTTTTTGTCCTCTAATTTCTCTCCTTTAAAGTATACCCAACCCTCGTCAATTATGTCTGTGTTCGGTCTTTTCCAAATGACGTAATCGTTGACTTGTGGATCATACATAGCATTGCAAATTACGTTAAGTAAATTATATATCAGAACTCACAGATTGTCAAGCATCGTAGTCATCGTCTAGGGGAAATTCTTCCATCTTAGACTCACTTAGTGCATGAATCATCACCCATACTTTCTCACCTGACAAGAGATTCTCATCACATAAGTATGAAACAGTATCCTCAATTGTCTCAAGGATGTTGATTGCTTCTTCTCTCAATTGTTGTGGGGTTGCTGACATTTTGTTTGAAGGATTGTGGGACAGTTGTTGTGAATGAGGCCTGATAGATTACAGAACCATTGTTTATATCGGGCGGAGCGTATCTCGGAAGGAAAAAAATCGCTCACCTCGGAGGATTACGGAGTCATTGTTATACTTTAACTAGAAAATCTTCTTTGTTAATGTATTCTCTACAACCTAAACATCCTGCGGCACTCCACGCAAAATGATAAACTTTCTCTGTATGATTACACTTAGGGCATGTAATCTCCTTACCATTTCTTCCTGCTCTAGTGTAACGATTAACGTTTTTTAGTTTCATTTAACCTCTCCCAAAAAATTGATGTGGATGTAAATCACCGTACGAAGATGATGGGTAATTGTTGAATGTGAATATTCTGATTACATCGTCTTGAATATTACTTTCACGCATGATTTGTATTACTAACCCTTCATCTTTTGATAATTCAATTGTTTCTAATACGTCACCTAGTATCATATAGTCTAGACGATTACGTACCCAATTGTATAAATCTAATTTCGCAGATAGATAGACATCTTTACATCTATCATATGCAATCCACTCTGCAAATATATCTTTTATGTCCTCAAATTGTCTTGCCTTAATCTTAACACCTTGAGGTTGATTCCAATTTAGTTGATAGTTTTTCATAGTTAATCCTCCCTTGATCTAATAGATTTGTTTGCCTTATCGTCAGTTGATTCTAATAACTTACCTACCTTATATTCAT